TTATTCTTGCCATCCATGCTCTTTAGAAATAAAACTCCAAAAGCATCCATTACTGCTAGTGTTTCTTCGTATATTGTTATAATACCAACTACTAGCAACCAAATTATCTGAATGAAAACCTAGTAATCCTATATTGCCCCCATTATTGTTTTGAAAATTCATTGTGCAATTATTTCCTATTGAATCCATAACTATAATTTGACCTAAGCTATCGTTTGGATTAGATGTTCTTATTAATTTTATTATTTTCTCTGGTTTTGTAATTGATATATCAGCATATAACCGATATTCTACATCATGATATACTACATTAATGTATGCCAGATCGTTTTTTCTAACAAAATTATCTGTATTAGATATATCTATAGGACCATTTTTTCTTATAATAACTTCTACTCCTTCATATAATTTATAGTTCAAAAAAACAGAGCCTTCAGTAACACCTCTTTGTTGATTAATATTTAAAATGCCTGAATTCCGAGTAATATACTTATCTTTTCTTAGTAAATTGAATAAATAATATTTTTTATTATATAGCAAATAATTTCCCCAATAGTCTTTTAAGATACTTGGATCTGGCTCATTACTATATAAAGTCTCAATTTCTGTTTTATCTAATTCCGTATTAAAAACTTTAAAATATCTTATACCAACATACGTTTTATCATCACAACCAACAATTTTAAATAATATATTATCACTAACATGAATATCACCTAAATTCGAAATTGATTTTTCAACTATTAAATTTCCATTGATGTAAATTCTAGAATTGCCTAATCTATTATTAGTAATAGTTACAAAAATCCATTTATTTATATAATCAGATATATTAGCAAGTTCTTCATACCTAAAAATTAATTTTTCCTTATTTCCGGAAGTATCTTGTAAAGTCCAAATTATTTCACAATCTCTAATATTTCTAAGTGATATTTTCCATCCCGAATTATTATTCCCCATACAATTTATTATAGTGTATTCCCGATTACGATTCATAGGTCCGTAGTGTTTAGGAATCCTTACCCAGAAACTAATACTAAAATTTTGATATCTACTATTGTATATAATATCATTATTTTGAGCTATATTAACTTCACTAAGCCTATCACTATATATTCCAAATTGATTTCTATTTGTTGAATAAATATATACGTTTCCATTAATGCTTATATTTGAACCATATCCAGAGATATCTATAAATTTATTATTTTCATATCGCATATCTAAAATAGAACTATCTTTAATTTTTTTATATAATCTATTAAAATATATAATTAGAATTTTATCATTAGTATATGAAGAAAGTTCAAATGGAATACTACTATTCAAAGTACTAGTCACCAAATCAATTAATTCCTTTGTCTGATCTCCTAAGATTAATTTATGGTAGAGAATATAGTCTAATAAATCGCTCTTAACATGTCTATCATATTTTTTTAATTTACCAACTTCGGCTTCATTTATTAATTTCATTAAATAAGATATAGAACTTTCTGTCATAAATCTTTCTATATTTTTCATTGCTAAAGAAACTTTTTTATTCAATTCTTCTTCTATATTATTGATATTATATTCAGATTCAAGTCTATTTTTCTCATCTGAAGTATAATTATTATATTTATATTCTATTGCTGTTTTTATTGCATCTACTTGATTTTGTAAAGCCTGATACATTTGCTCTTTTCTTTTATTAAATTGCGTATTAATTTTAGTAAGCCAATTTGATACTATCCAACTATATATTTCTTTCCACTTTGCTTCTCTTTCGATTAATGCATTATTTATTGCTTTAATTGCTTTATTTTTATTCTCATATGAATCTATATAGGATTTTATCGTAAACACTAAAATTACAGGGATTGTAAGCTCTGGCACAAATTCTAATAAAATACCCGCTCCTAATAATTCAAATGCCTCCTGAAAATTTCCTTTTTCTGCATCAATAACTATATTCAAAGCAAGACCTACATAGGGTACAATTAAAGATATGTCTGCAATCTTATCAACAGTACTTTTTTGTGTAGCTTCAGTGGTAAAATCTCTTATTACTTTGTTTATCCAATCTATAAATAGTGCTGCATTTACAGATTCATTGATAGTATCGATAAACTCTGAAGAAAAAAATGTATATACTTTGGATTTTTCTAATAATGCTGTATCAATTGAAGAAGTTAAACTTATATTGGTTTCACCTTCTGGTACTTTTTGTGCATGTAAATAGAAAAATACATTAAAGTCAACAACATCATATTCCTCTATTTCACTTGTTCCATTAGAATCATATCTTGGCACATAACTATTGTCTTGTACAAGTGTATTTAATGTTCGATTTGATATTTGAGGTATTGTCTCACTATTATAATCTAAAATAACTTCATCTAAATTATTTCTATAATTATTATTTAGATTTGTTGTATCGTCAATTTCTTTAGGTGTATTAATATCACTTTCATTATAGCTACTTTCTGAAGCTACAAAAAATAACTCCCTATTATTTACTCTAATGCATAGTGACGGTGACTGCTTTGTACCTTTTCTAGGAATAATGCTCTTACAAAATTTAATAATCTTTTCCACTAAACCTTTATCTGGAATGGAATCAATAATTTTAGGATTTAAATTTATATTTTGTCCGCGATTGTTTACTGCTAAATTACCTATATTAAACCCCTCTGATACAGTATAAATATCATCATCTAACAAATCTGGAACTTTTACAAATCCATATTTAATAAAATAAGTATTTCTACATTTTACTTTAAATTTATTTGCTAAGTCAATCTCTGTAAAGCTATATAATTTTTTATAAATTCCATTAAATTTATTTCTATTCACAGTATAACTTCCATCTGCATTTCTATCTAGTCCATACTTCCATTGAAAATAATCTTTATATTCATTAATATCATATTCAGGAGGAGCCGTATTAACTTCTCTAAGTCTAGTAGCTATTTTTTCATAGTTAGCTAAAAGATCGTTATATATTTTTTCCTTCATAGCACTAGGAATGATATTTAAATCCTCACCTCCAAAAGTTAAAAATTCTTCTAGCCTTATGGGCTTTTCGGCTATCATAAGAGGTCCTCGCTTTACTTCTATAGTCTCTTTATGAGTAACTGCCTTAGCCCCGTATAATCCATGCAGTGCATGTATCAATTCATGAGCTAGTGAAATTGCAGGATCTGCAATAAATGATTCTGTACTATTGTGATCCCCTCCACTAATATCATTAAAAATATGTTCATACTCAGGTGAAAATGTCAAGATATTAATTGATCCAAAACCATGATTACTTGGTTCAATTAATTTATCTGACTTATTAAACCTTACAAGGGGGGTACAGTAAGCTTTAAATATATCAGGTCCTGCTCCCAATACAAGAAGATTCGATATTATTGAACTTTCAACATCAGTTGAAAATTTTATATTAACACTTGTAGTTACATTAACTGGAAAGAATTCATTAATTAGCGTGTCATCATCTCCTAAATATGGTCTAGCATTTGATACTTCTTCTAACAAAACTTTCCCTGTAGGATTACTATTAATTCTATTAAATAATTTTATCATTGTTTTTAAATATCTATCTTTTTCAGCATCAGTGGTTAAATAATTAGGATCATAATAAGCACTACTTCCGTTCTTTAATGAATCCGGCACCTGAAAATCATCAGGCTTAGTTCCTATTGTATCTCTCTCAGGCATTATCCAAACATTAGGCATAATCTCAAAAGCTTTATAATATTTTCTACTTCTTTCTTCATATGGTTTCTGCATGTATAAAATTGTCTCATCATTAACAGGGTCATTATAATTAAAACTATTTATTACAACTGGCATAAAAATCCCCCCCTATACTTCTTTCAATATCCATAAGTATGCCTTTTTAGGTATGTTGCTTTCATTGTTACATATCATCCAATTATAGTTTTCATCTTTCATAGATAAACATACATATTTATCGCCATAAGATAGAGTTAAACAATTAGAAATAAATATATCATTACTAATTATCATCTTCTTTGCGCTATTTTTGTTATCTATTAATTGCAATCTATTATCTTCAGATATATCTATATATTTTTCCATATTATCTAATACAGAAATTATTACCTCATCAAATTTTTGAACATATTGTTTATTTGGATTGATACTTAATAATTTAAATTTAGAAGGTTGTAGATTTAAATTGTTTGTATTATTAATTGTTAAATATATATTATTATTTTGTTTAACTTCACATATAGGCTTATCTGAAAATACATAATTATATAATTGATATGTCTTATTGTATTCTAATCGTTCTTCATTACTGTCCCTTATATATGAATTATTTAGAACCTTAAAATAATTATTCAAAACTTCCTGACTTGTAGTGGGTTTATTTAAAATAGTTAATCCCTCAATATAACTTGGATTATTCTCGCTTAATAAAGAAATTATATTACTTGAATAGATATTTAAAATTTCTTTAATACTTTCATTAGCCACTAAATTATCATCAATAAATATTAATAATTGTTCTTTTAAACGATCTACAGATATAGTTATATAGTGCCAACTATTATTAGAAACATCAGATAGATATATATTCTTCTCATTTCCATTAGAATCTATCATATTAAAAACCAACCCAGTATCTTGAAAATAAATTTCCCAACCACAATTATCTTCCTTACTACCTATTAACTTAGATTTAATAGTATCCTTGCCCAAATTTCTCAACCAAAAATAAATTGAAAAACTATTAGTTAATCCATTCTCAAAGAAATCATTAGAAAAACTTATACTTTGATTAGATCCATTTAAATATAATGCATCACTATTTATTCCATAAACTAAATCTATGTCCTTAGAATATTCTATTGATGTGTTTTTAGCAGATGCATCTCCGATAGCATTATTATCTGGTTCCTGAAAAGCATATAACACTAATTCATAAGGTGAAGTTTCCTCTTTTATAAGTAATGCTGTCTCTGAATTAAATAAACTTTTCAAATTTTCAATGTTTAAAAAATCAAAATCTAAGCTGCTAAAAATATTTTGGTTAATCAATTGTAATTTTTCATTTTCAGTAATATTAGTACATTTTTGTATAAATTCTCTTGTATTCTTATTTATATTATTAATACATTGTTCCATAAAAGAAATAAACTTAGAATATATATTACCTTCAAAAACACATATAGCGGCACTATTTAAAAAACTATCTACATTATTCATTGCTATTTGTGATTCGTTTGAAATATCTCTTAATGTATTTGTTGTTGTTAAATTCATTAATGCTAAGTTATCAGATGATATATTAGAATTTCCTATTAAATAACTCAATTTTTTTTGTATTATTTTTTTTATTAAACTTTCTTGAGCTAACACTGATCTTTTAGCCATACAAATTAAATCAAAATATTGACTATAATATTGTGTCCACCATTGATCTAAGAAGTCATAGTAGATTTTTTCAAAATAAGAGTTGTTTTTAAAAAATATATTAAATAAATTTTCACTTAAATCTTTAAATGAAAGATTCAACATACTATTAGGTATTTCATCGATTCCTATTTTAGGCATAGTTATATTTTCTTTTTTATTAATAAGAGAAATTGGTCCTAAACTTTTAAATTCTTCTATGAAAGAATTACCTGTGTTTAAAATATTTAAAGCTTTACCTAGCCATGGTACTACTTTATTAATTCCATATGAAGTATTAACTTCTTGGGTTTCTGTCATATCAAAAGAGTAATTTCTAAAAATCTCTTTTAACCATAAATAATATTTTTTATCTGTATCAATAGGTCCATCATATTTTATAGAATCTAAATAATCTATTGTATTGTCTAAAAATGAATATACTAAAGATCTATCTTTTGAAGAAACTACCTTTGAAAAATCTGATGATAAGCTAATATCATTACTATTTGTCACTTGGGCCTGTAAATAATTTACTGAAAATGGAGTAGTAGTATTAATTTCCTTGGTTTCCGTAATATTATATACAGGTATAAAAGGGTCAGAATTTTTTCTATAAGGATATATATCTGCATCATTGATAGGAGGAATATTATTTATTTCTTCGACATTTACATTATTTAAATAAGAATAATTAATATGATATTCATCACCTATGTTATAGGGAATTTTATAAGCAGCATAAAAATTGTCCATAGTACCTTTTAAGCCATCCCCATAAACATTGCTTTTCATTAATACAGTATTATTTTCATTTATTAAGTTAACTACTAATTCTGGCTTATTTGTAATGTTTTTATTATATTTTGATAAAGGTAATATTGTTTTAATTTGACCATTTATAAAACCATTTATATTGTAATTTTTAAAATAATCTATTACATAATATTCTTTTCTATAATAATGATTAAGGGCATTATTAAATATTTCTGGCATCATAATTCCAAATTCTGTAGAAAAATAGCTTAAATTTAGCTCCCATATATCTTGTGCATTAATCTTAAATTTTTGTTCTAAATATAATTTAATGCTATTAGCAATATCATTATTATTTTTAATTTTTGTTTCGTAATCATTTTTATATTTTTCAAAGTTTTTCGGAGCATCAATAAAATAATTATCTGTAAACCAATAAGGATTAGTATCTAAAAGTTTATATTCAGTTCCGCCTGATATTAAAAAATCAACCATATCTAACTCTGAATATTCCAAACTATTAAGTTCACTTCTTAATCTATATGGAATACTTAAATCATCACTAGGTTTTATTCCATATAAATAATAAAGAGATTTTATTAAGCATTTTATTAACTCTAAAGCAGGATCAACATAAAGTTGATCATATTTGTATGTTAAAAATGGTTGAAACCATATTTCAGACATAGTTCCCATACCATTTTCTGAATCTTCCTTTTTATAATAAACAGCATTATTTTCTACTATATTTGTTCCTGGTCCAAAAATAACTAAGTTAGCTGTATAATAATGTTGATTATCTTTAGATACTAAATAATTAGTTTGTCTATAATCTCCAGGTTTATATTCATAAGGGAAAGGAATAGCTGTGGAAATTAAAGATAATAACTTTGCACCTATAACATTATTATTTATTCTTTGTAATATCTTAACAGTTGCTTGTAAAAATTCATCTTTTTCGTCATTTGTTAAAAGAAAATTAGGATCATAGATTCCTCCATCAGATTTTTGATCTTCATTTATATTTAATGATTCTCCATAATATCTTTCTGGGGCAACCCAAATATTAGGAGCCACTTGAAATACTTTAAAAAAAGTATCTGTTTTTCTCCCCCTAACAATTGCTACATCTTTATTATCTACTAGAGAATCAATATTAAAATTATTATTTATTTTCATATACTCTCACCTTCTTTAATTTTCATTTCCTTGTATACAAAATCCAACATTTAAGGTTACATTAGTAACCTGTGAAATTTTTAGATTATTCCATTTTATAGTATTATTTATTAAATCTACAAAATTATTTATTAATTCAAATCCTAATGCCCCTTCAATACTTTTTATAGACCAATGTGTCACAGAACTTAACACAGCTAAAGATATCAAATCACCCGGGAATAAATGATATTTATAACTAGATGTAGGATTCTTATCAACTTCAAAATATGCTTTCTTATTTGTAGAATTATATACGAATTTATTAATACTTTGTATTTCAAAATCTGAATATACAGCCTCTAATCCAGTAAGCCTTACTAATCCTCTTAATGATATCTTCAATTTATTTCCTTCAAATAATTGCATAGAAAAATTATTTATTTTAGGATAATAGTAAAGTGCGGCAACTTTAAGTCCATACCAATTTAAGGTACTATTATTTACAATTCTACCTGTAGTATCAGAAGTACTTATAACTTCAAAATTATTTTTATTTATATTAGATCCCATATTACTTGAAAGTTTAGGTAAAGCTAAGTTTTGCAAAAATAATTTTTCAGATATAAGTAATCCTACCTCACTATTATTTCCTAAAATATTTCCGTCAACATTAGCACTTAATTTAGAAATATCTCTGTTAGTTACTACTGATAAAATAAATAGATATCCATCACTATTATCAGTTGGAGAGTAATATACAAATTTAAATTGCTTAGGATTCATCCATTCTATGTCAGATGTAACATTTAAACTAGCAAATATATAGGAAATCTGTTTTTCATTTTGAATAAAAGCATTTATTAATAATTTATTAAAATAAAACTCGTCCTCTTCCTGTAATTTCCCATTAAGATCTGATACTATAATCTTAATATCATCATTAGACTCAGATCCAAAATTAAATTTAAGTTCCTTAATATTAGGATTTGAAGTATCATTAAAAAAATCTAACTTTATTTCTAGAATTGGATTAACACCACTTAAATCTATTGTTGTATTTTTAACTTTAAAGTATCCTTCCTTGATTGGTGTCTTAATTCTTAAAAAGTTTGATGATCCTCCATTAATAATTTCCCAATTATCAAAAAACATTTTTATTTCCTGTTTTTTAGCTGTACTAGAATATAGAAACTCGACTTTATTCTTAGTAATATACTCTTCTAAATGTTTATTTACAACTCTTTTACTACAGCCATAGACAATATCCCAACCATAAGTATTCATATAAATTCACCCCTTTTATTTTAAGTTACATAAATATATAACTTAACTAAATCAATTTTTGTAAACTTATTAATTTACTTTTTAAGTATATTAATGAATATTATACAATATTAATAAATATTGGATAATATTGATTAATTTACTTTTTAAGTATATAATATAGAATTAAATCTTAAAAAATGGATGAGGTGAAAACAATAAAAAATTTATTCTTTATAATAAAAATATTAAAAGATGATAATAAAAAATTTGAAGACATTTATATGAACTATAAAGATCTTATAGATATATTTATTAAAAAATATAACTTATCTGAGAATTACAATGATATACTAAATCATTTTTGGATTATTCTAATAAAAGCTGATTTAAATAAATTTAACACCGAAAATGATTTAAATAAATATATTAGTAAATGTTTAAAAAGATATTGTTTATCTATTTGTATGAAAAAGAATAGAGACAAAAAAATTATATACAATTCAGAAATTACAGATATAAATTTAAATTTAATACAGGATAGTTGCTTTAATGATATAGAATTTGAATTTAAAGATTTAATATCTATATTACCTAACACTCAACAAAATATTATATATATGAAATTTTTTAAAGATATGAAAGATATTGACATAGCTAAAAAACTCAAGATAAGCCGCCAATCTGTATATAAAAATAAAAATTTAGCATTAGAAAAGCTAAAGCCTATATTAAAAGAACTTATTAATATATAATTTATATTTTAGGTTTACAAAAAATAATATAGAGATGTTAATATATATATAAACAGTTGTGTTAAGTAATTATGAAAAAGTAGTTTGAAAAATAAGTAGATTGAAACAAAGCGATAGAGTATGCCATTAGGCAGCTAACAATCAATTCTTTTTAGCTTTAGATGAATAAATAATTTCAATTACCCCTGTAGGTGATAAATCATGTCATGAATAGTGTTAACGTAGAAAGCTATAATGAAATATAAATATAGATATTAATTTGTTAGCAACATCAAAGGAATTAACCCCCCTTAATCCTTTATACTAGGATTTAAATATTTTATTAAAAAATTGAACTTTTATGTGAATAGTATCTTAAAATATTAATTCTATTGTTACATTGCAAGAAAGAGACCTGTCAGTAATTATAGCTCTAGGAGAGCCAAATTCCCTAGCATAATTGAATAAGATAAAAGTTTTCTATGTATTTCTATATGATGATAAATGATAAGAAATAATAAGACGACTTTCAGGATCAATTACAAGCCATAGATAATGACGTTTAATATTTATAAATATAATAGTTTCATCTGTATGCCATTCATCATAATCTGATAAGCTAATCCCTTTTAATAAGAGCATTAGATTTTAATCGGAAATAGGTAGCTAACTTTTCAGTTCAATTTGCAATAGTTACATGAGATACTTTTACATTAAACAATTTAGGTAAATATTGAGAAGTACTTCTTGTAAAAATTTAATTAAGGAAATAAAGGTCCAATGCCATTAAAATAATATGGAGTGGGAATCTCATACCTTTAAAATCTAATTTGACATATATAGTATTATTACTTGAAGGCAGTTATAGCCATAGGCTTCACTACAAAGAAAATATGATTACACTTTTTATCGTTACAACAATAATTAATGTAATTTGAGTAATTGTGATGAATAAATGTTCCTTTGCCACAAAGTACAAAGAGGATAACAAATAAGCTGATACTTCTGCTCCGCAGGTTCGAGTTATTCCTTGCACTCTTTCCATTGATATTTCTAGCTTATATCTTTACTTTACCAATTTTTTAAATATTATTACTATGGCATTTAGAACAATAAATTTTACTAGCTTTGTTCATTGATGCTTCTCTCCTTTCTGGGAGGTAATGATTTTATGGTGAAACTATTATGTCCCAATAAGGTCAAGAGAAATCAATATTCATATAACTTAACACAACTAAGCAATAAAAAAGGAGGTATAATATGAATCAAACATTTTCTTTTAATTTTGATGACACTTTATCAAATTCTAGTGGATTAATTCATTTAGAAAAAATAAATCAAAATTGTAGTCCTAATTATCAATACTTCAAGATTAAATTTATTGGAGGTTACCTTAATATAAAAAATAAATCTGGAGATATCTTAGAAAAATATGATTTAAAAGATTTAATATCCTTAATAGCTCTAAAAAAAGATTATTTAAAACTGTCTTCACCAAATAATAAAAAACCGAATGAGTTCACAAATATAAAAAATAAACATTTAGAAAATAGATTCAACTTATATATCATTAATGAAGATATTAATAAAAAAATAACTAAGAATGGATTTTTAGAAGAAATAATACTCAATAGATTGTTATTGTCTATTTTATTAGGAAATGAAGAAAATTTATTGCAAATCGCATAAGGGAGGAATATCAATGAATAATTTAAAACCATTTATATATTACGATTGGGGAAAAACAATTTTAAAAAATACAAAAGAAAATTATTCTATAAATGAAATTGTGCCTAAAACTTTCTTTAAAGAATTAAACGGAGGAGGAATTTTTAAATCCACATTAAATGCCACCTGGAAATCATGGGATCTAACAGATGAAGCTGAAGGACCTCACCCTGTTCTAAAATGCATAATTGACAATGGTTATTTAGAACTATGCACAAAAGATTCTTCTGAAAAACATTCTTTAAAAAATGTTCAAATAAAAGTTTGTATGACAATTAAGCCTAATTCAGATGGCACTTATTCAATATGTAAAGATAGTTCATCACTCTATATTAAAGATAATTCTTTAAATGTTTCGGAAGACGATTTAATTATAGCTCATCATTTAGATAAGTTAATACTTTCTTGGTTTAAAGATAATCTTAAATATCCAGAGTTATTTATTAATAAATCTAGAATTCAAACTAGAGTTGAAGGGGATTTAAGTTTATTAGGATGGGATATTGAAAGTTCAGTATCATATAAAACTATGAATGAATTTATTAAGAAAGATAATCTATATGAAAAAAAATTTTACCAATATATGAAAGTAAGGAGAAATGAATTTACAATAGATGGTACTTTTGGCCCTTGGCAAATGACTACAGGTGCAGATGGACAAAACATTAGATTTAAATGCCCCATAGAATCAGCAAATTATACAATTAATGAAGATATATATACAGCCGGTCCTGATGATTCTATAACAATCCAAGTCGATTTAAAATATTTTGATTCCAAGACAACTATGACTGATCCTACTGGATTAAATAATGGACAACAATTCAATTTAAAAGTAAAAACAGAAACTACAGATGACCTTAACGCTGTTATAATCGTTGGTTCTAAAATAACTGATATTAATAATGAAATTTATCCAGAGGATAGCAGTATGTTAGAACTAGCCTTTAGAAAATGGTTTAACGTTAATATAAAAAAATTTGAACAAATATTTGCATATATACTTTTAAATGAGACAGCTAATGACCCTAATTATCAATGGTTAAAACCTACTCAAATTTCTTATGGATCATCAAGTGTAACAATATCTGATGGCAATAAAGAAATCCCAGATTTAGATGCAAGTACTTTTGCGGCAATGGCTATGGTAGAAAATCATAAAAATGCTAGACCAAATCATGCGGTAGATAATAGGTTTCTAGAATTAGCAAATACACAGTCTGCTTTTGCACTTAGCATGCCTGAATTTCTAAAACACTTTTTGTTAACTGGTCTTCAAGCTACACAAACTGATAATTTAGATGCTTTTGAAATATATACAGATAACCTAATGATAACTAATAAAGAAAAGATGAATTTTGGAAAAATTAAAGCTGGTGATAGAGACGTTGATGCATTAATTGAAAAAAATAATTTTAAGTTAGCAATTCAAAACAATAGAGTTGTTATAGAAATAACCGACGCAACTTGGGAACAAGTAAAAGGTGTAACAGGACATTTTAATTATCGACAAGCATATAAACTTACTTTAAAAGAAGTTAACAATGAGTATAAGCCTATCCTTGTAGAAGATGGTGAACCTAGCTTAAGTTATATGGTAACAGAAGAAGCTTGGAAAATTCAGGAAGATGCTGTAATTTCAGGTGTAGTAGGTCTCTTTGCTGGTGTACTATTAGGAGCAGCATTCCAAGTTGTAGGTAATAAGTTATTCAACTTTTTAAAATCCAAAGTTAAAAAGGGAAATAAGAAGGTAAGTATAAATCTAAATAGTTCAGAAGCAAAATATTTTTGGGATAACATGGGTACAGATTCAGTACAATTAAAAAATATTAGAATTAAGAACTCTAAGGAAGCATGGAATGAGATAGATGCTACTATGTCAGTTACTGGTTCAACTAGTTCAGAATCTCTATTGTTAATGAAGAATACAGTAAAACCAATGGGTGAAAGACTTAAGATATTTGGTATAAAACTTGCAGCTGGTATAGCATCATCATTTGGATATATTTTAGGTGCTACTTTACCTAATATGCTTAAAGATATCATTAATGCTAATATAAATAATAACTTCGAGGTTCTGCCAGGGATTCAGGAATTTTCTAATCAATGCGTTGGTGCTGTACAATGGCCTGATAATAGCGAACTTAAAGTAAATTTTGCTACTCTTCAAGGTGTTTATTTATTAGGTGGAAATTTAGTAAAAAATAATGAATCTAATGAAAAATAAATTTTGTTAAGGAGGTGTCAAGGTTAATGCAAACGACAACTTTAAATTGGGATACTGTATATGCAGTTCCAATAGATATTGTTAATGAAGCCATTAAATTTAAACATCCTACACCTGAACAATTTAAACTTTTAGATGGTAAATATGGAGATTGTAAAGGTAGTTTTCAAGAATGGCAAATTATAAGTGGGGGAGATGGAGGAAATATTAGGCTTAAAATTCCGATTAAAAATTTTAAAGCTAATATTATAGGAAAATATCTAAGTGGTACAGGAGGCTTTGAATCTGCAAATTTAGAAATTCAAGTAAAACTTAAATATTTACCCCACTTTCCCCAAAGTAAAAATAGGAATGAAGAATTAGTGGATTTAAAAATAAGAACAAAATCAAATAACGCAGAAGACCCAGCTATTATAATTATTCCATCATATAATGATATAGAAGGTTTTTATTTTAATGATGACGCTAAAGAAAGTTTATTAATGACTGAAGATGATGAATTTGTCATGGATTATTTTTATAGATTAATTAAAGAATGGTTTGAAAAAAATTTATACTTTTTTAACTATGTTTTTAATACAGTTAATTTAAATTTATATATATCTAATAATGAGAAATGGAAATGGACTAAACCAAGTTATGTAGATTATGCTTATTCAGAAATAGATGGAGATCTATCTAAAAGTGCTTTGGGAGTATTATGTATGACTGATGGTAGAAAAGGATCAAAAAATCAGCAGCAAAAGATTGATTCTTATGCTATCCCTAAAGAATCTCAATCAGGATTTTTAATTTCTGAAGAAAGACTACTAAAAAATATATTACTTCCTACTATCCCAAAGAAATTTCCTAAATGTAAGGGAGATGAATTCGAAGTAATTAATCAGAGTAACCAAGGAGGAGGATATAGCTATATATTAAAATTAAAAGAAGGTAAGAAAATTGATTTAGATAATATAAATGCTTGTGGTTATACTTGTACACCTTATATCCAAAAGATGAAAGTATCTTTATTAGGAAATTATCTAAGACTTGAATCTACTACAAGAGTTGATCTACCAGTAGGAGTTTCTTCAATTTGTGAAACTATTTGCGAATATATATTTAAATTAGGTAAAAATGATAGAGGAGAACAAACTATAACATATAAACAAATTGGTACTCCAATCAATAATCAATATACTGAGAAAACAACGGATGTAGGTTTTGAAATCATAAAAGGGCTTTTAATTGCAACATTAAGTTTTGCATTAGAATTTGTACCAGGTATTGGATCATATTTAGCACTTGCTTTAATAGGCGGTGCATTAGTAGGAAGTGTAACTCTTATTCCCAGTTTTATTGAAAGCTATAATGTTAATACAGCCCCAAGTATAGATTTATCATTAGAAAATTCAGTTTCTGAAATCACATGGAATTCTAGTGATATCTTTAATCTTAATTACGTAGCTTTAGCTGGACCTCTTCAATTAGGAGGAGCTTTACAAGTACAAAATACTTAATTATATATTATCATTTTAAATCTCCAATTATCCTTTATAATGATATGTTTAAAATATTTCTTAAGCATAAGGTTCTATAACCTTATGCTTTTTAATTTTCTCCTTAAATCTTAATGTGTTTTTCAATATTTTAAAGATTTTTCATTCTTTATCTTCTTCTAACTTTGTAAAAAGATTAATTAAAATAAAGCTTTAAAATTGTAAAATTAAAGTTATTACTAATATACATAATTTTACACCTTCAAGCCACTTATAGACTAAGTTTATCTAAGTCCTTCAAGTCCTTTTTAGGGTACCCGTCGGCTTAGTGTATTTGTGACTAATCCCAACCACCTTTGTACCTGCACATACCTTCAAGGCAAGTACAAAGGTGATTGGGTGGACATACTCCTAGTTGTAGCTCACTATTCGTGAACCTCTAAGGGCATAATTTATGTGTTATTTGCTTTTCTTTTTCTTCTATAATCTTATAGATTTGACCTTCTTTGGAAAATATTTTCCTATTTTTCCAAGCTTCGTTTCTTAATTTTATAATTTCTTTTTTTAATATTCTTATTTGACCTATTTTTTAAATTCCCTATCAAACTTCTAATGCCTATTCTTCTGTCATCACTTCACCTCTAGGACTCCCACAAGCCTGTGGATACCCATCAAATTTTATACCCTCTATAGTTTTCCCTCAAAACATATATTGTGTTTTGGTACTACAATATCCATATCTTGAATATAATAAAAATAAGCTAAAACACTAAACCGATATACATAGAAAATTCTATGTATATGGGATTCATTGATTTTGAGTTCCTTTCTTTATTTAATAAGAAAATTACAAGATAATATTTATACTTTTCAAAATAAAAAGAGAAGTTAGCTCCAATTAAGGAACTACTTTCTTTTTGATATTTATTTTAAATTTCTAAATAATGCTTCCCATGTTTCTTTTCCCACAATTCCATCTACTACTAAGTGGCAATCTCTTTGAAATGCTTTTATTGCCGTTGCTGTATCATCACCAAAGACTCCATCTGCTCCATGACTTCCAACTGGATATCCTATGTTTATAAGCATCTGTTGTATAACTTTTGTTATTCCACCTCTCTCACCTTGCTTACAAATTGGTGCACTATTAATAGTTGCCCGTCCTGCTATTCCATCAACTACAACTTTCCCAAATCCTTGGGAGTTTATTTCTTGTTGGAGTTCTCTTATTAGATAATGCTCTCCTCTAGATGTATTATTATTTAGCTTTGTATTGGGCCCTTCTGCCATGTTTAAATAGCAGTAGTTCATATCTACAGCTGCCCCAGCTATTCCTGGTACTCTTCCATTTTCACTATATTGCCATATACCACACTTTCTGTTTAAACTATTATTATACCAAGCATACCACAATGCATATCTCTTTAATAAACTGCTATCAAATTTATTTAATAAAAAATCTTGATTAGAATAATTCATTGAAAAATATCCGTTTCTTTCTACTTCTTGGCAAAATTCATGGACCATTTTAGTAGCCAAAGATTTTGTAATAGTTACTCCGCAGTTATTAGCATATCTTATAGTGTCATACTCAAGATCATAACAAATAGGATAACTTATTTTATACTTGGTTGCTTGAGCTATGCAATATTGTGCTTCTTTTCTTGCCATATCCTCTGTATAAGCATAACTAAACCAATATAGTCCAAATGGCATTCCCACACTTGTACATCCATTTGCATTATTTATAAATTGTTTATCTATATTATTTTTACCATAGCCAGCTCTTAAAATAGCAAATTGTATTCCACTGTTTTTTACAGCCTTCCAGTCAATTTCCCCTTGTTGCTCTGATACATCTATTCCCTTTAACATATACATTCCTCCTAAATTTTTCCCATACTTTTTTAACTATATAGTAATGATAATAAGAATCTATCAATTTGGCTGATTGTATTTTTATCATCGTATAAGGACATTTTACTAGCATTAAGCTTTAAGGAGCTTTTTCGTTCTTCCAGCTGCATATTTTGTTACTTGCTGCTCTTAGAAAAATATCTATATATCCTTTTATACTTATTTGTTCTGACATCATGTCTTCTTTCTGTTGGTTTTTTATATACTCTTCAATAACTTTTTTATTACGTCCAACTATATTAACATAGAATTCTGTACACCAAAAGTGTCTGTTTCCATATTTATATTTTAAATTTACAAATTTTTTCTTGAATACATATCTCTCTATACTCATTATTTATTTAGACCTCTTAAAGAAATTTTACTTTATTATTAAATATTACCATAAAATGAATCAATTCTCTATAAAATCCATCAACTTATCTAGATTGATATTTTTTATTTTATACTTTAAATTCATCTCATTTAGTTTATATATCTTATATAATCAATCTAAACACTTATTAATTATGTTATACACATTTTTTTATAGATACTCTACTAACCCTTGCTCAATATTCATTTTCTTATATACCTTTGTTATAAAATGTTTTATAACAAAGAAACTAATTAAGGTATCTTGGAATTTCTTATATTCTTCAACTTTTAATATATTACTTAATTTAAATATATAATGTTCAACTTTCCTTATGCTGAAATTAAAAAAATTTAAATATATCCCATTATTCATTTCAAACTTATCTTGTAAACTATTATATCTATATTTTAAATTATATTCTTGCATAAATTCAAAATCTCTCATCTGTAATACATTACTATCTATATTATTCTGGTCTAATACAAATTTTATAATTTCAAAAAAATTCATTCTTGTCAAATTCATCTTATAAGGTATATATTTCTCTAAATAATCACTATCAAAACCAATTGCATTTAATTTATATTCATCATATTGGTAAATGATTTTTATATTATTACTAGAAAGTTTTTCTGATAATCCAAATATACTTTTAATAATTTCTTTATCTGAAATTCTATCTATATCTTCATAAATTATCAAAATTTTTTTATCTATTTTACCTAATTCATCTTTAAATCCTTTTATTGTTTCAGAATAGGAGTAATTTTCTGGGAAAATTAGATTCCATAACTTTTGCATGAATTTCTCATCAGCTAGAAATTTTTTTAATTTATTTGAATACTTAGATATTATCCTATTCTTATACATTATTTTTTCAATTTCTTTTATTAAGATTAATTGAAGTTCATTAAGATTACATGATAAAACATCTATTTCAACAATTTCATAGTCATCTTTGATCTTCTTTTTCAATTCATTAATCAAAAATGTTTTTCCTGTTCCCCATTCAGCATTTATTCCTATAATATCAAACATATCTAAATAATATAAAAGTCGTTCTAAATCTTTTTCTCTCTTAGATAATAATTTTTCGTTATTTAAATTATTATTTTTAGATGAACTCAATAAAAGACTATAAATTGATAAAATTAATAAAAATAATGAAAGTATTATACTACATCTCCAAGTAATTCTTTCACTAAATATTATACTATTAGATATCTTGTTCACAAATATATATGATATGAAATTGCCTAGAGATGTAATAATGAACAGATCAAAAATCTCTAAATTTTTCTTAATATTATAATTCAAAAATAATAAAGCCCACATACATAATATAATTAAGAAATATTGAGCTGTACTAATGTTAATTGTATAAAATAATATTGAAGATAATATTATAGTTTTTATTAATCTATTAATAAATATTTTTACTTCCTGCATTTTCTCCTCAACTCTTCTTTAATATCATTATTAAATAAAGATTATTTACTTATCCTTTATTAGATATCCTTACAAAATTATTACTAATTTTTTAATTGTCGTGTTTTTTTACTTTTTATCATATACATTTATATAAATTAACCTATTGCGCTAGTTAAATTATTTGCATTTTATAAACATGAACTGTACAAATTTATGGATAATGATAAATTTTAATAATTTATTCTTATATTTTTATACTATTAATGATATTTATTACACCTTTAAAGCATACAATATATTATTTCTAAGTAATAAATGGAGGATATTTGCTATTTCTTAAATCTAGTGCTTGTCTTCCTCCTTCAAGAATATTTAACACCTTTTCGCTTATGCTTACTTTATCAATAGATCCTGTAATTTTAACAAATCCATTGTCTCCATTAGATTCAAGTATAATAATATTTTCAGCATCTCCAGATATGGGTATATTTGCATTATGAGTTGCAAATATCAATTGCCTACTGTTTTTTATTTTTCTAAATTCTTTAACTAAACTAGAGTAAATATATATGTTATCAAGGTCATCTTCTGGCTGATCAATAATTAATGGTCTATTATCACCTAAATCATAAGCAGCCGTAAGAATTATCAATAACATAGCTACTGATTTTTGTCCCATAGACAATTTTTTACTATCCATAAATCTTTTTTTATTGTTTATTCCATTATTGGTATTATATTGAAACCCAATTGTGTCCATAGGCCATTTAGCTAGTGTCCAAATATTAAATACTGGTCGTATATACCTTAAAAGTTCATTAGCATCCTTAATCTCTATTTTAAAAGTTTGTGCTATATAATTTTCATCATTATTTAATACTGCTATAGGGAACTGCCATTCATTAATAGTTTGACTTATAATTATTATTCTTTCTAATTGTTTCCTCAACCATCTTTGTTTTTCATATGTAATATTAAATTTTCTTCTACAACGTCCTATTGTATCATCAATTATGCTTATTAGATTTGATCTTGAAAAAATTTTTATTATGCTAAGTTTAACTTGGTCTTCTAATACATTATTAATCTTACTAATAATATCTTGTCTTAATTTATGTAATTCATTATAAAGCTTTAATATCTCTATAAAAGGTTCAATGACTTCTTCTATTTCATCTTCTTCATCCTCATTCCAATATTCCAAATAATTTTTATGTCCAGACTTAGAAATAGACTTTATATTATCCATAAGTAAATCTTTCTCAGTTTTAATCTCCTTTAATAATGTAATATATTTTTCCTTGTTAGATATCATTATTAAATTGTTAATTAACTCAATAGGACCTTTCTCATCTTGAGCATAATTAAATATATCTCTTTGTTTATACGCCACAGATGAAAAGCTCTTTAACTCTTTATACATAAGTTGACCTGTATCATTTTTATAAAAATTTCCACTTCTGCTCAATTTATAAATAGTGGGCTCCTTTTTATAATTTATTAATTCCTCAGTATATTCATCAATAACCAATTTTGGTTCACAGACAAATGCATATATTTCTCCTTTATAATTTAAATATACAACTGATAAATCAAATCTAGATACAACATCATCATTATTATCATACGGAAATAAAGTATATTGAATTATATTAAGTAATGTAGACTTTCCTGTCCCTCTTGCACCGATAATGCAGTTTAGTGCTTCATTAAATCTAAAACATTGAAATTCTGAAGTCCCTGTTCCTATATAACCTCCACAAACTGCTGCTCCCTCAACATAAGGATATTCATTAATTGGTATCTCATCATATATACGTACTTCTGGATCTTGGAAAGCAATTCTTAAACCATGAAATGATAATTCAGATAATTTAATTATTGAAAATCTCTCACCAATTGCTTTCCCATCTCCTTTATGCTTTTTATCTATTGTTGCACTATGGCTATCCGAAAAGTACACTATAGGAATACTCTTATCTCTTCTATACTGTTTATTATTGAGAATATCTTTTAATAGCTTTTCTTTAAGTGAACTGTCATTTATACTTATACCCATTAAATATTCACTTCTTATTATTGATGCTAAGCTTTTTCCTTTTTGTATCCATAATTCAGAACTTATATCTTTTCCTTTTTTTGTAGAATGAAGTAATTTTTCTAACATACCATTAGTGGCGTCTGCATGTGCTAATATTGCTAGTCCACCATTTTCATTTATTTTACGTAATAACTCTAATGGAGTAATCTTATAAGCATCTGAATCTTCATCACCTTGTTCACTATGTTCTATCCCAATATTATATAGAAATGTACCCAGTTCATTTTCAGTTTTATCCTTGGGGAAAATGGCTAAAATATGTTTACCAAAATTAGATATTTCAATTCCTGGTAAAATTAATATTTTTTTATATTTGTCCCTTAAACTCTTATCCTCACTTAATATATTCATCAACTCATAATATCCTTTAACAGTATTATGATCTGTTATTGCTATAATTCTTATTTCATTTTCCAATGCTTCGTCTAGTATTCTAATATACTCATCTTTAATATTATCAAAACTTGAAGTATAACATTTCGATGCTAGAGTATGAATATGTAAATCTATTTTATAATATTTACATCCTTTTTTCTTTTTCAAAATCTTCTCATAAAGTTCTTTTATTATTTTTTTATTCATTTTTTAACCTCTTAACATAAATTAAAAATAGTACTAATAAATTATATAAAATTTATAACACAATATTGTACATTTCCTTATTTCATAAATAATATTCGTCAATTATTTAAATACTATAATTTTTAACTTCTTTAAAAAAGTTATGAACATATGTAATTACTCTATTACAGTATTTTTATATTACTTATAATTACTATAACACATAGATTAATCCTTAATGTGTTTCTAGGATTTGCATGATATTTATGTATATCTATAGTTCTTATGGAATACCCTTATAATAGCAAAATTATAAATAACCCTTATGGATTTAAAATAAATTATATCTTTTTAAGCGTTTATTTTATAAAAAGTCATATTTTTGTTATAAATCATTTATCCCCAAAATTTTCATACATTGATTAAGTATAGGTTCATTATTAATAATAATAATACTGAGTTTCTTTCTAGTTCTTGTCAATATTTGAAAAAGCATTCTAGTCGGATGATAATATGGCTGTGAAGACCAGCCCTTAGTTGATAAGTATTCATCTTTCCTATAATAAAAATGTTCATCTATCACAGCGACTACCTTGTCATATTCTTGACCAATAACTTTATGTGCACTATCATTCTCTCTGTTTTGATACCTATCATATGGATAAAGTTCATACATTGAAGGTGTATAATTTATCACTTTCCAACTTTGTTGACTAAGTATACCTATATATTCTCTTGCATTAGTGGAATTTGAAAAGTATTGAATATCAATATTAGAATATTTTATAGTTGGATTTATTTTTGATAAATCAAATAAATTTTTAATAAATGATGCTATTTCTTTATTAGTTCTAATCTTATCTGTTAACTTAAAATGTCTAGGTGAAACTTGTTCTTTAATATATTGAGGTATATTATTTTCTATTTCCCAACGTGCAAGGCATTGTTTGGAATCATATGATAAAATACATGTAGCATTTGTTTTTTTTATATTATTTAATATGCTATCTAACTGATTTTTATATATTCTTTGAACTTCATCTATTATTACTAAATCATAATTTTTCAAATTGTAAAATTCAAAGTTCTTGACTGAAGCTATTTCCCAAGAATACTCATCCTTAAGTTTATTATGACCATCATTAAGACTTCCACAGTGAAAAATAAGAACATTTTTTAAGTTATTTCTATATTCTTTTGCAATATCATATGTTAAAAGAGTTTTACCTGTACCTGCGGAGCCTTCTATAGTAATAAAACAAGCACCTGTTTCTATGCCTAATTTTAATATACTTTTTTTTATATTTATTTGGTGATCAGTTAAAAAATATTGCCCCTTCATAAAAGCTTCCGTTGAATTAAATGGAGAGACTAAATAATTAGATGGATTAAACAGTTTGTCTACATTTTCAATTTCACTTAATTCCTGATTATTTAATTTAGAAATTAAAAAAGAGAAATCAGTTTCTATTAGATTGTTGTTTTCACTTAGATAAAATAACTTCTTATCTTCTGCTATATAAGTAAAGCTAAATATTTCCTTCTCTAAAAAGCTAAGATAGTATCTGTTTTTCACTAACTGCCTCTTAATTCTTTCTCCAGTACTTTTAGACTTAAGTTCGATATTAATTATACTTTCTTCTCCAAATCTTAATAAATCAAACTCCTTGCTTATCTGCTCTATAATATAACCGATATAAAATTGATCAAGAATAATTATTTGTGCTGAATTAACTACAAGTTGATTTACCAAAGATTCTAAATCTTTTAATTCATTTGCTTTTGGCTTTTTTATATTAAATTTCCTTAGATATAGCTCAAATACTGATGTTGACAAACTATTCTTTGCATTAATTAGTGATAGTAAGTTCATAGGTTTCAATTAAATCTTTCCTTTCGAATATATTATCCTAAATAATAACCTTTCATTACATTATATTTCACTATTTTTATTATGTTAATGATAATTATATCACAATCTTCATGGCGAAATATAGTCATATTTCCAACATATTCAACATAATTCTGCTTTTTAACATCATATTATTTGATCTATTAAAGAAGACTTTAATTTTTGAAATTAAAGGAGAATACCACGGCTTCCCTTTTATAATTAAAAACATTTCTCTATAATTATTTCTGCTAACTTTACTAATTTTTTTGAAATTTTTGTAATAAATATACTATTCTTTGGATTTTTACTGCGTTTATTTTAGTACTCTATCCACTTGAATAGAACCATATTGTTTCTACAATCTTTCTATTTTGGTTGCTTACTGACCCTTCACATCTTCCTAGAAACATTTCTTGCCATCAAATATAACTGATAAAATAGCCTTTTTATATGCAAAAGACTGAAAATAAGTTAATCTTCTTTTTCTTTTATCTAATTTACTTAATAATGTATTTCTTCCTTTAGAAAATATTTTTTAATCGTTTTTCAATATCTCAGCCTGCTCCAATAGCTACTTAGCAACTTTAATTTCTAATATTCAATAAAAAATTAAATAATGCTAAGTATATACAAATAAATAAAATTGTTTCACTTTTGTCGTGTACTTTTTATAATTAATATAATTATTTTTATAATTTATTTATTTTTTAAATCAAACAAATCTGGAAATTGATTTTCAAAATCAATTAATGATAGTTTTTGCTTTTCCTTTTCTAGATCAATTATCTTACCATTAGACTCTAGTGCAGATATACCATTAAACATATTATTCTTAGCTTCTGATACTAAATATAGTTCCTCAAAGTATTTACATTTTTGTTCTAATTCTTTAATTCTTAAATCCTTATTTTTTAACTTATTTTCAATGTCTATTATTTTTGATTTGAGAGATTCATTTTCGGAGATCTTATTATAAGCATCTTGTAATTTTTCGTTATACCAAATTAATTCATTTATTAATTTTTCTTTATCTTCATAGTATTTTTCCACAATGTTGGCTATATTAGGTAAAGGTAAGTTGTTAATTGAATCTTTATCAATAAATGTAGTACCCTTATTAACTAAATCTATCTCTTTTCTCATTCTTCTTAGCCATACATGTCTTTTTATGTTTGTTCTTTTTTCTAATAAAGATGGTGTTATTTTTTCCTTATAATTTAAAGCTATTTTCATTAATATATCTTTAAGTTCATAATCAGAATATTTTGGAGGCCTTCCACTCATATAATCATCTCCTATAATTGAGCTATCATATTAGCATTTTTAACAATTTCTCTTTGTAAATTATTAGACATAAATAATAATCTATTTTTATTTTCTTCAAATAATTCACTGTTTTTTATGTACATAACCTTCTTAGCTAAATATCGCATAGATATTAAATCTTCTTTTACTTTCAACAATTGAGAGTTAATCTTCTTATTTAAATCTTTTATATTTTCACTATTTATATCACTTAATATATAATAAGAACAATCTATACAGTCTATATTCCCACAGTTAAGAGGAAATTTATAATCCATACAATATCCATTTCCTATTTTTATGTATTTATCCTTGTCGTCACCAAATAATTTACTTCTTAATATTATTTCATCTCTATTAATGATATTATTAACCTCTTCTAGACTAGATTTTATTTTAATATCTTTTATTTTATTAGCTAAAATATATGTATAAGAATAAATAAAAGTATCCAAATGCTTTTCATATATTATTTGCGTTGATAATTTTTTATGAAATCCTATTTCAGCAATAGTTATAGGATCTAATCCTTGCAACATAAGATTACAAAATGCAAGATGCCTTGTATCACCTAATTTAATTCTTTTTATTTTCATATTATATTTTGCATATATAACTTTATCATAAAAATCCGTTAATAACTTTTGTAATTGCCTCATTTCTAAAAAAGACTTATTGCTTTTTAAATTTAAAGATAAATTAGGTTTTTGTAAATTATCCTTATATAATTCATATGACAATAAATATTTTCTATTATTTTGTATGCTTTTGCAATTTAACTCTACTATTTCATTATATTTTTTTATCAACATATACAATTCATTATTTAACCTTAATTTTTGTTGTTTACCTTTATTTTGATTGTTATTTTTATCCTTATTTCTTCTATTTATAATTATATAATAATCATCATTTTCCTTATAACAACAATTTTTTTCTAAAGTTAAAAATTCTATAGGTCTAATAGGAATAACAGATGTAATTCTCCACCACAATAATATAGGAAAGTATTTATTTATTTTATTTTTACTATCTAAAAAGTATTTATCAAGTAAATAATCAAATTCTATTATGCTTTGGTAGTCAGGCAATTCTCTTATATTACTAACTTTTTTGGTATACTGTTTAAAAAAATTTAAATACACTCCATATTCAGCTTTATTTAAAAAGCTCAAAAATTTTACACATGCATTAGAAATTGCACTCTTTGATATTACTTTATTACTTGCAAATTTTAATTTTATTGATTTTATATACTTAATATTAAATCCTTCCGTTAAATTTATAATTTTAATAATAAGATTAATATTTTTAACAGAATAATTCGTATCATAATAATTTTTTAATTCTTCTATAAGAAATACTTTTAACGCATCTTTAAAATTAATATAATTAACTTTATTAAACCTGCAATAAGCATTATAATTATAATATTTTATAATCCAAATTTCATCATTAAAACTTTCATTTTTAATAATATTTTTATTCTTTAACCAGTTGAAATCATATTCATATAAAACTTTACTTTCATCATACACAGTTTCATTTTTATTAATTACTAATATTTTATTACTCAATAAATTTAATCCCTTCCTATCTTAAATAATAAGCTTTTTATTTATTAGATTAAGTTTATTTTTTAAATCTTTTATATCTATGAATTTATTAACATAATCCATTCCAAACTCACTTACAGCTTCATTTAACAGCTGTAAGTTTTTCATAATAATAGATGATAGCTTTCTTCTATTATTAACATCCTCAAAGCTAATACAATCGATTCTAGCTATTACTGAGTGAATATACAAGCTTATTGATACTATAGACTGTATTCTAGGTAGACTTTGAGGACAATTAAAACATTCATCCTTACAGTGATTCATACATGGAATAATGTTTAAGCAATCTATATATTCACTTTTGGAAGGAGATTTGCCCAAATAAACATTAAGTATTTTCTCCGTTAATTTTTTTTCATCACATTTTAAAATTTTCTCTGCTACTATTTGATTATTTTTAATACTATTCAAAAAGTATTTACTTAGACTTTCAACATTTTTAGGAGTAAGTATAGCTTTTAATAAAGCAATATTATTTGTTTCTTCCAGTACAGTATTGTATTTATAGTTTTCATCACACATTATTCCTAATAAATACTTATATAACCACCCAAAATGTCCTCTATCTACAATTTGATCTAACATATTAGCATCTTTATTGCTTATATAACTTTTAATAGAATCTATACATTTATGTGCTCTTTGCGTTTGTGGAATATAAACAGATTCTGATACATCATCAGGGCTACTCATAAAAAGCTCTCTTGTATTTGTTAATAATGTCTTATTTGCCCTCCTATTACTAAAAGAATTATTAAATTTACTATCATGAAAAAAATTATCATAATCATTCTTCTTACCATATTTGCCTTTTCTAAAACAATAAAAAATACTATCTTTTTGTTCTTTTCTGCGATGTAATTCACAAATAAAATAAGCTGTCATAGTAGGAATTAATAAAATTTCAGGCATAATTAATAAAATATTCGCTGACGTTTTAGATATTTTCATGTTTATACATTTATTCTTAATATCATCAAATAAAGCTTTAGCTTCTATAATATTTAGATCTCTTACTAATATTTTAGAATAATCAAAATCAATTACCCCTAAATTTAAATTTGGCAATCTAATAATATCCGAAGCTCTCCATGCATTTGATAAATGAAAAACACAATATAACCATATATTGGCATATTTCTTATTATTAATAGCTTTATTTTTATGAATATGTACATTAGTAATATAACTAGATAATTCCGCCCATTCATTATCTTTATATGGATATTCTGTTATCTTATTATAGTTATTTTTAAAAATTATCTTTTTTTTAATTTTTGTTTTATCATTATATTTTTCTATAACATAGTTTAGAAACCAAATTAAATATTTAGTTGCTGGATTACTAAGTATATTTGTAGTTGTAATAAATTTAACATCATTTAAACTAATATTAAAAATGCTTGTCCTAATATTGATTAACAAGTATTTATATGTTTGAAAAGCATATGAATTTAATGTTTTTATATCATAATTATTATTTAACTTTGTCAGTCTATAATTATAGTATTCCATCATTAGTTCTATAGATTTATGTTTTTGAGTTGATTCCAAAAGCAAATCCATATTATCCTTAAATATTTGAACTAAATTTTTAGATGTCTCTCTTTCTTTTTGTAATTCCAATATTTCTTCAATATTAACATAATATTTTCCACTAATACATTTATTATTTTTAATTATTGAATTTCTTATATATCTTCTTATTGTATTTACACTTACATTTAAAATGCTTGCCGCTTTTTTTGAAGAACAATATCTACTTTTAAACTCATCCATGTACTTCAAATAGCTTTCTAATTCGTTTATATGGATATATCTTATACCGTTATATCTTATTACTCTAGTTATTTGACTAGACAACATTATCTTATTAATATCATTAGATTTCAAATTATATTTTGCTAATATTTGTTTCCCATTTAAATAATAATTATTATTTTTTATAAAATCATCTAAATTATTATTTTTTATATAAGCATACATACTATCTTCATCTATATACAATTTTTTATTTAAAATTATACTTTTAAGTTTATTATTACTAATTAAACTATATACCGCTGAATATTTTAAAAGCAATTTTGTGCATGCCTTTTGTGATGAAATATACCTTTTATCATCTTTAACTATAAAATCAGTATAAATTTTAAAATTTTTCTTGATTTTATCAGTCTTATTTTCATTAATCTTATTTAATTTTAATATATACTCATCTACTTCCTCTTTGCATATATAATAATTTTCATTCCATTTTTTTATAATCTTAAACTTATTTTCTTTTATATACTTAAGTATAGTTAATTCGGTTTTATTTAATAATTTTTTAGTTTTATTTATACTATAATAATTCTGTTTTATTTCTCTTAACTTTTCTATATATTTTAATAATTGTTCATTATTAGTGCAATTTATATAATGTTCCTTACTATTAATCTCTCCCCACATTTTGTTTTTGTTTAATTCTTCCTTTTCTATATAAAAAACATTATTGTAATTTATAATAAATTGTTTTGATATATTTAAAATATTATAATATAAAATATCTTCACTTAACTCATCTATTTTTACAAAATACTTACTTAAAACCCTTTCAACTTTCTTTTTACGTTTTGAATTTAACTTTAAAGTTCCATACCTTTTCATTATATTTATTAATTTATCACTATTAAATATTTCATGAAAAATGGTACTATCATATTTTATTAGCTTTACCATTGACTCATACATTAATATTATATTTGATTTAATAGAATCTAAAAAATACAATATGTCATCTGATCCTATTAACCATTTAACACCTTTACTTTTACAATTATAAATCTCTTGGCACTTATCTCTTACCCAAATATCACTATATCCTGTTAAATTACATATATCTTTTATGCTTAAAGAATTATTTATTTTATCCTTTAAAATTAAAACTTCTTCCCTATTGAATAATATTTCTGAATTAAATCGTAAAATTATATTTAACTTTTTTTCTTTTATAAATTTAATTACCTGATCATATCCACACTCAATTAAGTTACAAGCTTCTTTTAAGTTAACTAATTTTTTTCCTTTAATTTTATCTAACTTAAATATACTATTTATAGATTTTATAGAATATCTATAATACCCCAACATTTTACAAACAGGTTCTATTTTATTTATTTTTAAAATATTGGATATCCTTTTTAAAGAAAAATTAGAACCTATTTGTTCAAATATTTCTTCCATACTTATACTTTCTTCCATTTCTTTTTTTATATTTAAAATATATGCTTCTTCAACAAAGCACTTATTAAAATATAAAATGAACTTATTTTGTACTAATGTACTAATTTGCCTCTTTGATAGATTTAATATTTTTGAAGCTTCTCTAAATGTAATATATTTATTTTTTATTTTTTCAGCTTTATTTATTAATATATCTTTATTAAAAATATCATTAACTTCTTTTCTACTATATCTAAAACCATTTCCCACTTTCATAACATAATTAATGTTATTTTTATCTAAAAAGTGTTTAATTACAGATAATGATACTGTTTCATATAGATATTCTCTTATTTCATCTAGAGTTATAGTTGAATCATACTTATTTTTAAAATCTATAACTTCATTTTTTAACATACATTCATTATTATTAATTATGTATACTTTTATATATTTATATTTAATTAAGTTTCTAACTTTAAATTCTGACATACTTAATATAGCTTGAGTCTCTTTTATAGATATGTATTTATCTTTCATCATTCTTTCAAATCCTTTATAACATCAAAATACATCTTATTCAATGCATCACTAATCTTATTAATTGCTTTTTCACTTTTTTCCACATATATACGTGATGAATTTACATTACTATCTCCCCTTATTATAGAAAGCTGTAACTCATTTGAATATTCTGCAACCATATTAGAAAAAATTCCTCTTCCGATATGTGTACTCCATTTTTGAGTAGATAGTACTTTTCCATATCCATTTAACCTTATATCATCACTATCTAATAATCTTCGTATAAAAGCTTGTCTTAATTTTTTAAAATAGTATTCATAACTAGCACCTGTCATTGCTTTTCCATTATTGTTGCTAAATAACGCGTCTGTCTTATTATTAGTATACTTATTTATATGGTTTTGATATAAATAAGTAAGTATATTATTTCCTACACTTAATACTATTTGTTTTCTTTGTTTCTTTACTTCTGTTGACCCTGAAGAATCTGCTATATCATTCCTAAAATAATTTTTCTTTATATTTAATTCTATTCCATATTCTCCGTTTACCCCCATTAAATTAACTGATGATTTTTTTAAGTTTACTATTGCTCCTTTTCTAAGTCCTCCAAACAATTGAAAATATACCCCTAGAGCAATTATATTTGTTTCTTTAATAGCAGTATCTAAAAACATAGGTACTAACTCTAATTTAATTGTATGAATAATATTGTTAGTTGGGAGCGAAGGATTATAAATTATTTTTTTAAATGGGGATTGTACATACTTTTCTTTTTCATTAATTATAAATTTAGAAATTTGTATTTTTATAATTTTATTTTTTGATAGCCAATAATAAAATTTAGTTAAAACTTGCTCATACTTTTTAACTGTATTTTTTGCTAATCCATTTAATGATAAACTATTCAAAAATCGTTCACCATGAACAAATCTCAATTCTGATAATTTAACCCCTTTACTTACTACATAATTTAAAAATGGAATTACCTTATCAATTGCCATCCTTTGAGAATTAAACTTGCTATTAAAATAATTATCAAAAATAAATTGTGATATTGGATGCACAATATATATTTTATCTCTATTATCATACACAATTACTAATGGAACTTTTTTAATAATATTTTTACTTAATTTTAAATTTACAACTTTTTTCTTGAATACATATCGCTCTATACTCATTATGTATTTAGACCTCTTAAACAAATTTTACTTTATCATTAAATATTACCATAAAATAAATTAATTCTCTATAAATTCCATCAACTTATCTAAATTGATATTTTTTGTTTTATATTTTAAATTCATCTTATATAATTAATCTAAACATTTATTAATTATATTATGCACATTCTTTTATAGATACTTACCACTTCCCGTAGGTCGTGGGACAATCTTGCGACATTTAAATACATAGCTAAAATGCCACCTCTACCTGAAAATACAATAGGAGAAAAAATTAAGAAGTACAGGTTATTAAGAGGATTGACACAAAAGGAACTTAGTATACAAACAAATACTAAGAAAAGTGCAATAGGCACGTATGAAACAGATAAAATTTATCCCCCTATAAAAAAGTTGGAGAAAATAGCAAAAGTTTTAGATATGGATATAAATATTTTTATGGATGATTATTATATATTTATATCTAATGATCCCCAAACTTTTTTAAAAAATTTACTCTTAAAAAATAATCTAACTGTAAGGGAAATTTGTAAAGTGTTAGAAGTACACCAAACTATGTATAATCATTGGCTAAACGGTATGCTTATAAGAAGAGATACTTATTACAAAATAAAAAATAAATTAATCCAATTAACAACTAAGGAGCCTTAATTGGCTCCTATTTATAATATATTTTAATTATATTATTTTTTAGAACCAGTTCTAAATGGTTTATTTATAAATTCATCATTAATAAAAGAATAATCAATTTTTAGTTCGTCACACATTCTTTTAATTAAATCCAATAAGTTACTTAGATTTGACAAATTATCATGATATTTCTTTATAGCCTCAATCACTTGAGGACAATCATTATACACAATAAATACTTCATTAAGCGCACTAAAGAAATAATGATCTTCTTTAGTGGGTTCCATAGTTGTCATAATATAACGATAACCCATTATATTTTTTAAGACATCAAACTTTAATTTCTTTTTTTCATATTTTTTATAGTATATATTAGATATTATAACTCCTATAATTCCAGATATCATAGAACATAGTAGTGTAAAACTTATACTGTTCATTTAATTTATCCCCCTCATTCATAAACAAATATTAAGTTTAATTTTATCATAAATTGTAATATGTGTTAAGATTTATTGATTGGAGGAGGTAACTTAGTAATACCTGCCCAGTATCCATTTTCATATTTTACATAGTTAAGTGAATGGAATCTTTTTAAATTCATAAGATCTTCTAACTCATATCCAAATTGATTTAATTCATCCCTTAATTCCATGTAATTTATCTTATCTGATCCAGATATAAGTATATATGAAGTGTTTGCAGTTCTTAGTTTTTCTCTAATTCTTAGTTGGTTTATATACATAGTAGATAGTATAAACTTAACTCCAAACTTAGCTGTTTGGTCTAGCTTATTTCCTATGAATTGTTCAGAACTTTTTAATTGTGCAATTTCATCTGTAAATACAGTAACAGTCTTTCTTGCATACCTATCTTTAATTTTCCAAGCCCTGGCTTGAGCACACATCCATATCTTAGTTAACCAGTAAGTAGTCATTATATCTCTTTCTTCTGGTGTGCTAAACATATTTTCAGGCATTTTTATAAATATAGCCTGATTTTTCTCCATTTCTTCTAATAAATCAATATTCTCACTACAATCTTTTTTCAACATAAGTTCCATATAAGTATTAGATTTTAATTTTTGTACCCTATCTATAATACCAGTAATATAACTGGAATGAGTTCCTATAATCTGTGATGGATTATCCTTAGTGCCTTTAGACCATTCATCTAGTTCTCTTAAATATTCTACGTACTCTTCTAAGTTTTCACTTTGATTTTCTGGGATGGTATCTATACATTTTTTTCTAAATTTATGATTTTGCAGTATTTTAAATACATCTTTAATAGCTCCATTATTTATAAATGCAACTAAACTAGCTGCAGTTAAATATCTCTCCATCTTAGGAGTAAAATCACTATTAGAAACATTAATAGAGTTTACTAATGTAATTAACTGACTTGTTTGTTTCTTTGCACTTTCATACTGTACAAATGTATTATCGCTGACAGCGATTACCTCATTATACCCTAATCCTTGAAGTTTAGTGTGATCATATAGATTAATTTCTAATACCTTATCTTGTGGAATGCATTTCTTTATATCATCACTCAAAGAACAATTTTCTATATAATCTAAAACTATAATACATTCTCCTGCATCTATACTATTTCTTGCTATATTACCCATAAATGAAGTTTTTCCACTTCTAGTTGGTCCTACTATTGTTACTGCCAAATTTTTATAATCTTTATCCGTAGTTAAATAAGTATTTTGTTTATTTCCTTTATATTCATTTACACCTATTAACTTACTACCTCCACTTAGTTCTTTTGGAACTTCTGTTTCTAGTGTATCTATTTTTTCTATAACCTTATGTTGTTGAAGTAGCTCTCTTCCTGGAAGTTGTAAAAGATTTTGACATTCTTCTGTACTTAATTTATTTTCTTCCACACCTGCTATTTTAAAATCCGTAATATAAAAATTATTCTTTTTAGGTATTTTTTTATATATCAACTCATTGTCTTCTGATACAGTATTGTATCCTTCTAGAACTGCTACAGCGTTATTTTCCTGCCTTTTAAAATCTTTACTCTCCGATAATATAGCCATTTGTGTATTAAGTACTATAGCATCTTTTTTATTTACAGTATTCCTACTTAATTTTTTCTTATCCTCTAACATTAAACTAGATACAGCTATCTCTGCTAATGTAGGAGCTTCTTTCTTCTTTTCTACTCCAACAAACTCTCCTATGGTATCAAATAGATCTTGTGCTAGATTAACTAATAAAATTATTCCTTCTTTTATAATATATTTAATATTAAACTTTTCTCTATCAATAGGCTTATTTTCTTTAATCTTATCTATTGTATCCTGATATTCCTTTCTCCACCCCCTCTGAACTATGGGTATAAAATTATAAAATATTCCTACCCTATCTCCCTCTTTCATTACATCTAGTACGTTAAGTATAGAATTTAGAGGTTCATTAGATTTTTTATTTATATTTAAAGAAAGTGCATCCTCTTTAGAATAATTTAGCTGATATTTAATAGCTTGTAATGAAAATTGTTTTATTTGTGTAACTTCTTCTATAGTAACCTTTGGCCATGTTTCTGTAATCTTCTCTTTTATAAGTCCTAAGTACCTTTCTGGAATTACAAAATAAAAGTCTACATTATTCTTTTGTATATCTATCATATAAGAACATTTTACTGGAGCTTCTATAAAGATTTTCTTTTCTTCTCTGTGAATCCTTTGTGATATGGTTTTATACATATATTGAATAGACTTAGCTATGTTAGAACTATTATAGTTCCTTATACTTGTATCTGGTGTGAGTTTAAGTATTTTATATATGGGTTTTTGTATTTGAAAATAATCTTTTAAAGTCATGGATTTTATTTTCCTGTTGAACATATAGCAGCAACCACCCAATAAATTACTACAGAAAACTTAGTTAACTTTCCGCCTTTTTTATATCCACATAGATATGCTAATATTCCACCTATCCCTACAAACATACATATCCAGTATGCATTAGTTGATAAAACATCTAATAACTTACTTCTGAACACAAAAGTATTTTGTGGTGCATGATATTGACCTCTTTCTATAAATTTTTGTACCCATTCCATATATATTCCTCCTTAAAAAATACCTTTAATTAGATCTAACATCCATGGGAAAATATAAAGTGCTGCAAATGCTAAAGCATATTTCATCATTATTTTAGCAATGGACTTTGTATCACCTTGCATTAAACTTTTAATTATATCTATTATGCATCCTACAATACATATCCAATAACCTATTTTTCTAACTATATCTAATATAGTATTTCCTGCCTTATCTATTTTCCCTAAATCTCCTGCTGCAGAGACCACATCCTGGATATAGAAAAGACTTCCTAAAACAAATACTGCTTGCCTTTTTAATTTATTATCTGTGTTAATATGTTTGGCTACTAGCTCCATGTTAGAATTATATTTAATTCTTTGTTTATTCTTAAAATCTTCTACTTTAGTGTTAGAATAAATAACACAAATTTTCATAAATCCTCCTGAATAAAAATTAATTATTGGTAGATACTATAAATAAACAAGTGAATCTGAAAGAAGGTTTTAACATGTCTCCACTATTTTGGCTTGGTGCAGGTATGATAATTGCAACACATATAATTGAAAAATTTTAAATGTAAATTAAATATTAATATTCGTATAAATACACCTTAAATACACAACTTTTCCAATCTGTTTGCATAAGCTAGAAGTGTAGTGTAGCGTAACACAAGTAAGCGTAGCATACTTTTAGCGACATGGGATAAGTCTAGCCTTCTGCTAGGCTTTATTTTTATCTCTTTTTAAAGGCTTAAAGCTATATTTTTATAGCCATATAACTCCACTTCGCATTATTTTATTATTTTTTTAATTCCTCCTCATATAAAATTTTTATTGGTAATGTGCCTTTTAAAATATCTTTAACTACTGCAGCTGGATTGCTAAATTTTAATAATTTACCATATAGTTGCAGTTCTTTTATGTCACTTTTCTTAAATTCTAAGACAACTCTTAACCTTTCTGCCAACTTTGTCACCTCCGTATACTTTGTATTAATTTAATGTATACAATGCCCAAATTGTATTCTTTGTTGTCTTTTAATATATCCTATGCACTACTTCGGGAAAAGTTTCCTACTTTACGGAAAAAGTTTATAGTTGTATTCTTTTATTTATATATAAGAATTTTATAGAATAAAAAAGCTCCTAGTCTTCCAGGAACCATATTTCTTCAACTGGTCGACTAAGAGCCTTTGCTATCTTCAATACTGTTTCTATATTACCTTGTTGCTTATTATTTTCTATTTGACTATAAGTGCTTTTACTTATACCTAACATTGTATAAAACTGTTTCTGATCCATCATATATTCCTTCATTCTTATTTCCTTTAGCCGATTTTTAACCACATACACCACCCCATTCCAGTATATGTAATTATTCTAGAAATGGGTTGTAAATCCTCTATTTGGAACACATAATAATAACAATACTAATAAAAATTGTTATTATTATTGTTTAATTCTGATGCAAAGTATAAATTTGATTATACCTTATATTATTAAATTATTTCTTACATCTATTTTAACTTTAACAAATTTTTTATACAAAAAATAAAAAAGAGATCATATCAATCAAGGAACTGCCTTTTGATTTAAATTATAATTTATTTCAATACTAATTTAAATATGTTGATTTAAATTAGTATTGAAATAAATTAAATATAAATGTATAATGTTAATATGATCACATATAATATTACAAGCTGCTAAGTTGATAAAAGGCTCCCTTAGAGGGATACCTTTTATTCTAGAAATGCCCCTTCTATGAAGGCACATTTCTACTTGGCAGCTTTTATATTGTATTTTAAACAATCATAAGCAGTAATTAATTTTCTAAAATTAGTCTTATTATTCTTATTATCAATTTGAGATTTAAAATTATTTTTTAAATACATTTCTATTTCATCAATCTCAAAACTTTCTACTTTATATAAAACAGCAGCAATTTCAACATTTTTTTGTAATTGTAATTTTATTATATCATTAATGTTTAAACATTCTTTTACTAAACGGACATATTTTTGGGATATTAAATTTCTTGTTATTACTTCACTAGGTTTTTTTATTATATGTCTAGCATACTCTTCTTTGTAGCCACAATCTTTCATATACTTCCATAAAGGTATCTTGGAACGTTCAATATATGGCATTATTGGTAGTGAAAGTTCAAATAATTCTTCTCCTTTAAATCCAATATTATTAAATACAACATCTTTATGTATATCTTGTATTCTCATTCCTGCATATCCAAACGTAGAGAGCTTGTCTTTAGTTCCGATAAATACTACTAATTTATCATCTGAAACATTAGGATTTTCTAATTCACTACCATAATATACTTTCTTAGTACTGTCTGTTGTCTTAACAAGAGTTGCTATTTTATCCTGTACAAGTCTTACTATTCTTGTCGGAATACTATCATTAACCTCTAATATAGCTTTATACAATATATTAAAATCTTTTAATACAATCTTATGAAACATTAATCCACTTGCTTGTTCTTGAAATGGTATTATCGCTTGCTTATTTACATCATCTGTTCTTTCAATAAATATTAATCTATTTGCTATTTTCTCTTTAGTTTGGCTATTTAAACATTTGTTAATATCCACTAATATATCTTTAATATTTTTATCAGAAATACTATATCCAATAAATATGATCGGATGCTCAATAAAAAATGTTAACAGTTTAGCAGAAAGATATTGATATCTCTCATATATATTTGTATAATCCTCTTCATTTAATATAATTGAATTTGGCTGACTTAAACAGCCATGAATTTTATAAATTTCTCCTAATTTATATGTAGTATTAACATTAAATAAATCATTCTGTCCTATATATACTGGAAATTGTAAATGTGATTCTAAAAAATCATCATAATTAGTAGTAATAATTCCTGCCAAATGTTGTTCCATTTCCTTAAAATTTCTAATTTCATCAAAATATTCATTCGTTTTAAATTTAATACTTTCTAAATATTTGGCCACTAAAAGTTTAAATGGAGAAATCTCATGTCGTTTTAGAGATAACACCTCATGTTGTTTTAATTCAAAAGGAAATTTTCCTCCCGAACTATAAAATTTTTGGTTAAACTTCCTGCATAGCTTAGATGCTATAATAGGATATGTATTAAACTTCTTTTCATCACCTTTCATAAAATAACCATGTGAATGTTCTTCAAAATTTTGAATTTTATTTATTCTATCACTAATCTCATTTTCAGCTTCTTCTTGTACACTAGCAAAAGCAAAATTGTTACCTACATCTATATATTTCTCAGTTATGTCCATTAATAAACGTTTCCAATCAGGTAATTTATAGTATCTTATAGATAATCCTGCCCCAACAAACAAGAATGGCTTAAGATCAAACTTACTGAATATTTGTTTTACTTCTTGTTCAAATTTATCCACCATGATTCTCCTCCATTATTTTATTTATATTTCACTAAATTTATGCTATAATAGAGGTAATATTTAGTGAAATACAGTTGATTTTTAGAAACCACTTTGACGCCAATCACCAGTGGTTTCTTTTTTATGCACTCAATGTTAATATTTTCATCTTTTGTATGTTATTCTACAAATTATTATAAATTCCTTCAAAAAATAAAAAAAGTGGTAGCTCCACTTAAGGAACCACCACCATTTTATACTAATTTAGCTGCATCTTTAAAAGAATCATATCTATTTGTTCCAGGTTTACCACCTATAGTTATTATTTCTTTTGCTTTCAACTTTTTATCTTCAAAATCTTTTTTAAGCATCATAGGGCATTGATATTTTTGAGATACTAATACCGCACTCAAAGCGTCTAAAGGGCCAAAATATAATATTACTTTATCCATATCAAATTCCTCCTTTTGAGTTGGTTTAACTCCTAATTTTCTATTATATTCATAAACTAATTTATCCCATGTTTTAGAACTAACATCACCATCTACAGTTAAGTTACAATCCTTCTGAAATGCTTTTATAGCTCTGATAGTTCCATTACCTATAATTCCATCAACTCCAGAAGGTCCTATAGGATATCCTATTGTAATGAGCATTTTTTGTATTTTCGTTTCTCTTGTTTCTACTACATTTGTATCTTTCCCAATAAAAATACCATTTTCAAAATTATTTAAATCCACTCTAGTGCTCACACCATTTATTCGACCATCTTCTGTATACTGATGTCCCACAACATTGAATCCTGTTGCCATAGGATTGTTAACTCCATAATGGGCAATCCAGCCTTTGTATTTCTTTACTCTACTATCTAAGTTATCTCTTCCAAAATACCCACCAGTATAGATAAGGCAATCATAGCCAGATAAAGCTTTAAATTTAGTTAAAAACTGTATGCACCTATCGGAAATTACTTTAGCACTTCTACCCATACTATTAGTTTCTATATCTAATGTAGGTATTATATTAAACTGTTTGTTTTTTATAGCATTCCAGAAGTCCAGTGCTTGTTGTGCTGGGTCTGTTTTCTCGCTCATGAAGTGGTAAAATCCAATATTAATTCCTTGAGCCTTAGCACCATTGTAATGAGTATTTAAATATGGGTCTACATATTGTACTCCTTCTGTAGCCTTTATAATAACTATACTACAGCCACTAGACTTTACAGCACTAAAATTAACAGTGCCATTATGCATACTTATATCTATTCCTTTAGCCATCTTATAACCTCCTTAAAATTAAAAAGAACAGGCATTAATCCTGCTCTTTTTTTCCTGTACTTTGTTTAATTAGTTGATTAGTATATACTGCTGCACCTGTAGCCAATATACCTTGAATTATTGCATTTGGATTTAATCCCATTAAAGATATAGCTCCAATTACTCCAACTACTAATAAAATCCACGGAATGGTCCAATCTTTAATTTTACTAGTTTGTTTCAACATAATACCTAGTACATATAAAGCTGGTATTAGTATTAATGCCTGATCTATAATATAATCCATTAAATTAATTTCCATAAACATTCCTCCTATTTAAATAAATTGTGCTGAATTGCATAAAAAAAGAAGCTTACTAAAGCTCCTACCGATACTCCTATATACCATTTCATTATGCTTACTAATTGTTTTAACTGATCACACAGATTTTCAATTTTAGCATCTGTCCTAGATTGATTTTGTTCTATCTTATCAATTCTCTTTGAATGGTCATTAAGCCTAATATCATGAACATTAATTTTTTCCTCTATCCTTTTATGTTTTTCTTCACAGACTTTTAATTCCACATTACACCTCCATATAAATAATATAGGAGCTACACTTTAATTTTTAAATAATTCTTTCAATATATGCTCTAAAACATTAACTACAATAGAGTTTCCTGCCATTTTATACATCTTGCTATCACTTTTATCTTTCCCATTATAAAATCTTAATTCTAAAGCATTTCTTACATTCCAATAATCTTCTTGTGTAAAGCCCGTAGCCTTCCAGCACTCACATGGAGTAAGTCTTCTTAACTTATATTCCATGATTTTAGGAACACTGTGAGACTCAGTTAAAATAGTAGGGCAAGCACCTGCAGCTGAAAATACTCTATTATTCATATTAAGTGCTGTTGGATTTTCGATTTTCCCTACTCTCAATAATCCATATTTATTAGGTTCCTTATTATCTACAACTTTTCTATCTACTTTTTTAATAAATTCTCTTGTATATTTATTAATACAATAATATTTTTTATCTATATCTTCATCTAATATGTCATTGATTGAAACAGCACCATCTATAGGCTTAGGAAATTTAAATAAGCAAGTATCTATATCTTTTCTTATACTAATAACAAAAACTCTTTCTCTTGATTGTGGAGCTCCATAGTCTTTAGAATTTAGTACTTCAAAATAGCTGTTGTAACCTAGCTTATCTAGTGTATTAATATATTTATCAAAGTTATGTTTATGTTTTTTACATATTACTGCTTTTACATTCTCCCAGATAACAAATTTAGGCATCTTATCTCTAATAATATCAACTGTATACCACATTAATGATGATTTTGTTCCACTTCCTTCGTCGCCTCCTTCACCTTTACCTGCTAAACTAAAACTTTGGCAAGGGCTCCCATGAGTTAATAAATCAAAATCTTCTAATTTAGTAGTATTAATTTTAGAAACATCCCATAAATTTAAGCCTTCATCTGTATTGTGAAGTATACTGTAAGCATAACTAGCATACTTATCTATCTCACAATAGTTTATTATTTTATAATTTTGATTTATATTAGATAGTGCCTTTTCAAAGGCTCCTATTCCACTAAATAGACTTAATAGTTTTATTGTTTTCATTTGTATATCCTTCTTTCTTCTTTTGATGTAAAAATAGGCAAAATAAAAAGACCTATATGGTCCTCATTTTGCCTTTAAATTTTATTTTTATATACTGGATTTTGCCAAATTATAAAAAATCCAATCTGATTAAAACTTGCTATATTATTAGGATGTTTAAACTCAACCTTAACCTCATTGCCATTAGTTTCTATTTTATATTCATCAATAGCAAATTTTTGTGTACCTATTATTAAATTAAATTCCGTAAATAATATCAATTCCTTAGATATATACCCATTTACATAAAAAACAATTGCTGATTGTATGTTATTAATATCTTCTCTTTTGGTCCATATTAGAGTTCCACCTCCTTTTAACCATAGCATTTGGGGGTTTTCTAAAACAAATGATTTAATTTTTTTATCAATCTTTTTAGATTCTTCCTCAAATTTTTTATTAAATAGATGTTTTGCTATAACTATAGCAGCTCCACCTGCTAAAGCTAAAGCTATGGCTAAAGTAGTTAAAAATGTACTAATATTAAACTTAATAGTTTCATCAATATAATTAATTCTATTAGACAAAGAATTAATTTGTTGTTGTAATGAATTAATATCTATATTCATGTAGAATCACCTTCCTTAATCTAGATAATTCTACATTTTTTTATAAATTCCTGTATATAAACTGAAAATAAATAACTTTAGCCAAAAACATTATTGTTCCAACTGCAGCTGCAGTTGTTATAAACAATTTAAAATCATCACTTATTTTTTTCATATCTTCACCTCATTTTAAGCAATAAAAAAAGACTACCTATAGTCTTAACTTATGCTTACTTTATATTCAATTATGTGTCGCATTATTTATCTATTGCGTCTTAATTATATCTTCTCTTTCTTCTACAGTTATCCATTTAGCTGTTACGAATATATCTAAATCTTCTTTTGTATAAAGTCCCATCCCATAATATTCTTTTATAAATTTAAGCATTTGCATTACCTCCTAATTCTGCTATTTTTAATAATAGAGTTGAATTTAATTCTCTTTGTTTATCTAGCTCTATTTGCATGTTCGCATTATCTTTAAGCAATTTTGCATTTAATTCTGCTTGTTGCTCTAATCCTTCATCAGATTTTGGGACATCTTCATATTCATAGAATATTTGTTTATCTACAGGATTCCAATACATTATAGCTTGTTTATTCTCAATATGTTTCGGTTCTGGTATATTTTCTATAAGAACTCCTTCTAATTCTAATTCTTCTTTTGTTTTATTCAAACCGTCAATAGGGTCAAAAGGCATATAGTGTATGAATCTTACCTTCAATTTATTTTCTTCAACCTTTTCAAAGTTACTTAAAAATATCATAATTTTACCTCCTATAATAATGGTGATACTATATTACCACACATACAATCACTACCTTCAGTGTGTAATACTACACCTAAGTCATACTCATTTTCTCCAATTGCAGCATTTTTATTTAAATCAACTAATTTATCATATGGTTTCATAACTTCTACTGATTTTATTAATTTTCCAGTATAATCATAAATTTTAGTACTGTTTCCTATATCAAATATATGATTGTAAGATAAACAAGGATTATCTAAATTTAAGGATATTTCTTTTATTTTGGTAGATAAATTTAAATCATAAGTTGATATAATACACTCACTTTCTTTAGTAAATAAAATAATCCAATTATTATTAACTAAAAGCATTTGATATGGCATATACCCTGCGGGTGCTATATCAAATGAACTTATTATATCATAATCATATCCATTACTTCGACTAGTTGATATTTTTAATATAGATGATAATTTAGTAGAGTATCTATGTTCACCTTTATAATATAGAATTCGACCAGTATTAAAAGGTACTGGAAAGTAATTAGGTTTAGACTTATTATAATCATAATAATATTCAATTCCATTACATTTAATGTAGTAACTTGAACCAGTTCTTCCTGTAAGAACATATCCACCTCCAGGAATAGAATAACCAGAACTAGTCTGATAACCAATCTTTGTTGTAAGGTTTAAAATAATCCCATATTTCATAGGCTTTACATTTCCCTTAACACCATTAATAGTAATTCCTTCTTTTATATTATTAGAAGTTAAATTACTTAAATCTAATGTTCCAACTAATCCAGTATCGTCATCATTGCTAAATATTTTTCCTGCTAGTACATCTTTAGCAACGGCATTTCCTTCTGCACTAGCCTTGATAAAAAAACAATCTTTAGTAGCATCATACCAAACTGAAACTGCTTTTCCTGTAACTAAATTAGGTGCAGTAGTTGTATTAGGTTTATATAATTGTTTTCCATTTATAGTTGTAGCATTTTTATTATTATTCTTATTTACTATAAATGTTGTAGCATATCCATTTACTAAAGTAGACAAATTTAAACTTATTGCATTTGCTGTTCCTCCAGCTGTTTGATATGTCGTAATATCAGCCAATTGTAAAGTTGTAGACCTCTCTAACTTATCTATATTGTCCTGTACTGTATCTATAGAATCTTTATTTTTATTAATTAAGTTTAATAGATTACCTGCTACATCTCCACTTAAAGTTTCTTTAATTCCATTAAACCATATATTAAAATCTGTTTCTAAATTTTCTTTTATGGTTTGCAATTCCTGTTCTGTTTTTCCTGTTATATTCTTATACCATTCTAAATATTGGTTAAATATTGTTGTAGTATCAACCTGATCTATTGTTCCGTGTACTATTCCGCACACTTCTTTATTAAGTCTTAGATCTGTTACATCAACTTGTGTTATGCTTATAGATCCAGCATTAACTTTTATATCTGCTAAGCCTAATTCATACATGTCAGCATCTCTGGTTAATTGCGGTGCTTTAGGTTCACTAGCAAACTCTCCTTTTTTTATCTTTGCTCTTATTTCTCTTTCAACAACATCGTATCGCAATACTATTTTGTCTATTCTATGCAATACACCATCTGCAACATCTATAGGTAAAATTAAATCATCTGTGTTTTCATACTTATAGCCATTAATCCAACCCTTGCCTGGCTTAACTATTACCTGCATTTTATCCATTCCTATTACCTGTAAATTTGTAGATGGGTTAGGAAACACACCATTTCCAATAAAACTAGCAAAATACTCTGCATAATTTTCTGCTTTATATACCCTATCCCATGTATCACCTACTTTCATAGCATTAAAAAATCCACTCTTTTCCATTATTTCACTTCCTTTTTAGATATTTTTTTAATGTTGTCTATAATAGTTGGAATGCTATCTCCAAATATACATTCTAAATTGAAACCATTAGTTTCATATATCTCTTTTATTTCTGTAACCCTACTATTAAGAGTTACACCCCATTTTTTATCCTGGACAGTAACAATATCTCCTAAGTCCCAATCTTGACCATAAATAAAGGCTCCATAAGGAATTACTTGTGCTTCAAATGTTTCCACTATCTTATATTCTTGTAATCTTTGTTTACCCATAGTTGTAAGTTCTGTAATATTATCAGCCTGGCTACAATCTATAAAAGTTTCTTTCCTGTACCAACCTTTAATATTTCCCACTTGTTGTATTAATCTTTTTTCATCTTCGCCTTTTCCTCCAACATAAGCCACATTTTTATAACTTAACAAACTTTTTAGGAAATGCTTATTTCTAATATTTTCAAAGTCCATACTGAAAATCACTGGAGGATTTTCTTCCTGATCTGCAGTAAGATTTCTACCTTCTATAACATCAAATATAAAATTATTATTATATGTGTCTAATGTTATGTCCCAACCTAAATTACTATATTCAGTTATCTCCTGTATCTTATCTGCTAAGTTTTCATAGCGAGTACGCCAAGCATCTTGTTTTCCTCTTTGTTTATCTTTAGCAATAACTAAATTAGGAATAATTCTATCTTTATCTACTGGATTGACAGCGTTATTATCTACAAATTTTTTTATTATAGCTTCTTGTGTGCCTGTTGCATTGTCGTATCCTTGTCCTATAGGTGGTACTGTTGTTCTGTCTTTAATTTTCCCCTTTAAAGTAGCTCCTTTAATAACTAACTGCTCTTTACCATCTTCACTCGCAGATTTATCCATAAACTCTATAATTCCTACTTTATTAAAATAAGCTCCTAAAAGGATTAGGTTATCCTCCTGGAGCTTATCTACATTATTTTTTTTTAAATTTATGTGAAGCTCAAATTCTCCTACTCGGCTAAATCTTCTTATAAATATAAGAGATTCATAGTCATCTATTTCACCTAGTAAGTTAAAATCTTTATCTATAATTCTAATTGGTACCTTATTCATAAACTACACTCCTATATAAAGTGGCTTATAGTATAAAGCCATTTCTAAGTTATCCAATCCTTTTTCTGCATCATACCTTAATAAATTATCTCCAACTTTTAGCTGTAAAAATTCACTTGCTAAATCTATATAATTAAATACATTTATTTTAGTTCCATTGCTTTTTATCATTTCTACTCTTTTATTACCAAAAGATGTATTTATAACTAACTTATCTCCAGCTTGCAATGTCCTTTTAACTTTAATATATTTTCTGGTATATACATCAAATAAAGAAGGATTAACTACAGTGGCTAATGCTCTAAATTCAATCCTCATTCCACATTCTACATCCCCTTTATTCTTAGCATTGACTATTAAATTACTTATTCTATGTCCCATAATGATTCCTGTTTCTTCTGGGATTATTAAAGGGAAATGAAAATCTCCTACCCAAAGAGCTATTTCTTCTTTTTCTTCTATTAAATCCATCCATAAAGGATTAGGACAATAAAATTGTATTAGAAACTCTTGCATATCATCTATTTGTTCTCTAAATGTTGGTGAACTATCTACAATACAATTTATAACATGCTCACTAGCATTATTGATATAAGTAAGAGTACCATTTATCTTAGGATTAAATATACTACAAAGCTTTTGCCTCTTTCTATACATATCTTCTACAGTATCTCCTACTATAGCTCCCTCTATTGGTAAAATTCTCTCATCTAAAAAAGTTCCATGGTGTGTCTTACCATCCTGTCCAGGAGATTTACTTGTCAATATTGTTGTCTTAGGACTTCCTATCTCAATTTTAGTTAAAATAAAAGGAGCAGAGTTACCTAATTCTATACTCTGTCCCCTTTCATTTCTAAATATAATTTTTTGCAACTTCTACTCCTCCTTAAGATGTACTAAAGTTTAAATTCCTTATCATTACTTCATTCTTTCTCATCATTTCACTTGGAGATAATGCTCTAGGGCTATTAAAAGTAAAACTATTGTGGTTTACTACACTCCTACTATTGTCAATACTAGTTGAACTTGCATTACTAGAGTATGGCTGAATTGAATTTATCGCAGAAGATCGAGCAGCCATTGAATTTAAAGCTGAATTTCTAGCAACTTCAAAACTTTCCTGTATACTAGCTATCATGTCCTTAAGTTCCTCTATTTTAGGCTTAAAGCCCTCTACAAGTTTTTCTCCAAGGCTTTGTCCTGCTTGCTGATAAGCTTCCTCATAAGAATGTAACAATTCAATAATCTCCTTTTGATTGTTGTCCATTATAATTCTTTCGGCTTCAGCCTGGAGTGCTGCATCATTAGTTTTTTTAGAACAGAAACTTCTATAATCCTCAAGTTGTTTTTCTAAACTTTGTCTATTGCTTTCATATATAGAATTAATATTTTTTAATTCATTTTCTTTTTCTTTCTGTAGATGCTCTTTTTGTTCTTCTAGTTGTTCTTTATGAATCCTTTTTTCTCTCTCTTTAAGAAGATTATTAAGTTCCTTCTGTATTTCAATTTTATTAAATTCATTATGTTCATATTCTATTGCTGTCTCAAGCTGATTTATTTTTTTTAGTTCTTCTGCATTCTTATCAGCTTTATCTTCTTCTATAAGTTGTTTATCTATAGCTTCAATTTTAGCATCATAAAAGCTCTCTATTCTTTTTATAGATTCATCTTTCCATCTATCTAAATTTTTAAGCTCATTATTTATGTGATCTTCTTGTGCCTTTAGTTCATCTTCATATCGTTGCTTTAATGCTGACTTAATTCTATCAACCATATTATTAATACTATCAGATACTTTTTTATCTGCTTCTTTTTGAGCATCTATAATCTTTTGTTTTGCATCATCAACTGCATTCCCCATGTTGATTAATTCAGTCTTAGCCTCTTCAAGGGCTTTCTTAGCCTTTACAGTTTCCTCTGCTGTATATCCAAAAGTCTTCGCTAATTCTTTATATCTATTTTCAAGCTCTTTTATTTTTTCTCCCTGAAGAATAATTATAGCTTGATAATTTAATAAATTTTGATTTAAATCTTTAGTATCAATACCTAACCTTTTTATAGCCTCATTGAATTCATTCAATGTATTATTAAATGAATTCTCTTGTACTTTAAGAGATTTTTTAACTTCTTTTTCTCTCTTGTCTAGTAATTTCATACCATCATCATAATATTCTTTAAGCGCCCTTTTTGAACGCTCTAAGCTATCAACTTGTGCTTTCTGATTCGCTTTAGTAGTATTCAAAACTTGTTTCTGATACTGTCTTAAAGCAGCTATCTGATTAGCATAATTAGCCTTAGCATTTTTATCTTTAGTATTCTTTTGTAACTTTTGATAATAGGCTATCTGTGAATCTATTCTTGCCTTTTCTGTTTGTAACTCTATAGAATTTTCATTCTTAAGAATCCTTAGCCTATCTTCTATGCTCTTAGATCTATTATCATAATCTTCTTTTAGATATTCCTTACTTTTTTCAATTTCTTCTTTATTTAACTGATCTATAAACTCCAAATACTTTTGATACTCTTTCTTACTATTGGCTCCCCAATTTAATTGTTTTGCCAATCTATCTTTCATTACACTCTCTGATACACCGGATCTAGGATTAACAGCTACACTTTCTTTAGCCTCCGACATGGCTTCTTTTGCAATATCTTCAGGGTTATTATTAGCCTTATCCCCTAGCAATGATGTTAATATCTTTTTAGATTCTCGATTATTAAATACTTTTTCTCCACCGTTAAATAATCTATACTGCCTAGATGCTACTATTTCAAAACCATCTTCAGCGACCTCATGTAGTCCAGGAATTGCATAATCAGTACCAGTAGCATAACCTTTAGAATTTTCCACTTGCTTTTTAGATAATCTTTCTTTCATAGAGTTTGATTGTGTATTGTTGAATATTTTAGTTCCTTTAGGCAAATCTACTAGTTTGGCCCCTTTTCCTGGTAATTGTATTAATTCTGATCCATCCTCATCAACCCAAGTTAAACCACCTTCGAAGTAATCAGTTCCTGTCCATTTCTCTCCTATACTAGCTATTTTGCTAGCTGAAGTGCCTACAACTATTGGGCTACTTCCTATTGCACTTTTAATAGAGTTATAAGCTTCAGATACCCAATCAAAAAGGCCATAGTTTTTTTTACATTGTGCTTCTAAAGCATTATTCCAAACATTATTTTTAGAATCATAATATTTACCTTCAATCTTTTGGAAAGGAACACCATTCTTTAAATCTTGCGCTATTTGTTCTTGTGCTTTAATAGGATTACCATACACTTTACCAACCGTTCTATCCCAAACACCTGTTATTTGTCCTGTTGACTTATCAACTTCTACATAACAATCATGCATTTTACCCGTTACAGTATTTTTTATCTGATAATACCCTGTTTTAGTTATGCCATCCATCTTATCCATCTTATTTACATATTCAACTAATTCTTCTTGGTTATGTTGCTTTTGCTTAGTTAACATTTTACCATTATGCACATCTATATTTTGTAATAATAATGGTTGTTGCTCTAATGCTGTATTTAAAAAACCTTTATATTTTTCATTTTCTACACCTATTTCTTTATTCTTTGCCTCTTCTAATTGTGTAATTTTATCATTAATAGCTTTTTTAGTTTCTACATCTACATCCTGAGCATTTAATTTTAGATATTCTATTTGTTTATTATAATTTTGTTTTATTTTATCTGTTTCTTTATCTCTAAGTTTTGCTTTTTCCTCTAATAGTTTAGATACACCTTTCATATCTAAATTTTGCATACGAGAATTAAAATCGGCTTGAGCTGCTAGTAATTCCTGTTTAGATTTAACGGTATTTTTCATTTCTATATTTCCAATTTGTTGGGTTAATTTTTCAATCTCTTTTAGTGTATTTTGCCTAACATCTCCAGTTTCTTTACTAGCTCTTTTTTCTAAATCTAATATTTTTTTCTTTGTATCTTGAATCTTTTTTATTTGATCATTTCCACTTTTATTAAGAGAATCTAATATTTTTTTCTCATTTGCATCTAGCCCATCAGCTCTAAAACTGTCCGCTAAAGTTTTTTGTATTTCAGGTTGCTTAGATTTTATTTTATTAATAGCACTGTTACATATATCATCCAGTTTAGCATTAAGGTTTCTCCCAGTTTCATCATCTGCTAATTTATCAAGTTTAGAAGCTCCATTAAGTTCCATATTATAATTGGCTATTTTGTTAGCTATATTATCTAAGGCTTTTTGGGATTCTGGGCTTACTTTTTTGCTCCACTCTCTATGTTTTACATTCATTTTTTCTAATTCTTTATTAGTATAAACCGTATGTCCATTAAGTCTAGCCATTGATGTTTCCATAACTCCCATATCTTCAGCACTTTTTATACAACTATCATTTAAATATTGTGTATTTTTATGTGCTAGATATATAGCTCCACCAACCGTTGCAATACCTACTGCCACTGGCAATGCTATACTACCAACTGCTCCAAGTCCCCCTGCAAATAAGCCAAGTCCTCCTGAACCTCCAGCAACTTTTGCAGCTGTTCCTACACCCTCAACTGCAGTAGCTACAGTCGAAGCTTCCTTAAATATTCCAAAAAATACTCCTACCTTTTTGCCTGTTTTAATCAAAGTATTTATGCCTTTAAAAGCACCACCTAAACCACTTATAAATGGTCCTAATGTCGCACTTGCCAGTGCTGTTTTTATTATAAACTCTTGTGTAACAGGGCTTAATTTATTCATTCGGTCCGCAAATTGTGATATTAAATTTATCCCTTTTTCTACAATTGGAAGTGCCTTTATACCTAATTCCATAAGAGAATTTTTAGCCTTATTCATAGCCTTTCCAAATTTAGCTTCTGTAGTTTCAGCCATCTTTTTATATGCATCATCAAGTGCATGGGTATTAGTTTGCATTTCTTGCATAGATGCATTATATTTTGCCACACCATTATCACTGGTTAGCATTAATATACTATTTAATCCTTCTACTGAACCAAACATAGTAGCCATAGCACCTATTGGAGAATCTGCTGCCTGTGCCATTCTCTCCAAATCTTTGCTTGCATTTTTTTGTGCTTTGCTTAATTCCTTATATTCTTTAGTACCTTTCTTTCCCGCATTTTCCAGTTCTAACATTTTATGAGCATTATTGCTCATGCTTTGACTCAATTTATCAAATTCAGGACTCGCATTAGATAATCCTTTCTTTACGTCTTGTAAAAATCCCATCCAGCCCTTACTCTGTAGAGCTGAAACAGAAAAGTCTATACCTAATTGTTCTGCCGCTTCCCCTGCTTCTTTACTAGGCTTTATTATATTAGACATTGCAGCCTTTAAAGCAGTAACAGATTCGCTTGTAGCAAGACCTTGTGCTGTTGTACTAGCTAAACTAGAGAATAATTCATTTGTTGTTATGCCTAATTGTGCTGTTATTGGTGTAATTTTACCTACAGCACTTGCTAACTCTCCGAAAGTTGTTTTTCCAAGATTTTGTGTGATTAACATTTGATTTGAAATGTCCGTAGCTTTATCCGCTTCTAGACCGTAACTATTTAAGACCGTAGTTAACCCATCAACTGCAGTGGATGTTTCTGTGAAACCACCTTTTGCAGCTTTAACTGCAACATCTAAGAAATCAACCGCCTTAGCTGTATCTACTGAACCTGAAATAGCTTGATATAAAGATTCATTTAATTCTTTAGTACTCATTCCTGTTTTATTAGAAAGGTCAATTACTCCTCTTTTTAAATCTTCTATTGGAACTTTTGTAGTATCTGCAATTGTACTTACCTTGGCAGCACCACTTTCAAAATCAAATGCAAATTTAGTAGCTGCAGTACCGGCACCTATAATAGGAAGAGTAACATGGGTTGTAAGTTTATTACCTATACCTTGAAGTGTATCTCCTACTTTATCAAATGTTTCATATTTTTTATCTATCTTTTCAAATTCATTACCTAGTATTTTCAACCTACCAGCAAAAGTAGTAGCTTCTTTTTCTGTCTTTTTTAATTCAGAGCCAAGTTCTGCATGAGCTATCTTTAAATCTAGTATTTTGCCTTTATATTCTTCAACTTCTTTAGAATCTTTACCATACTCCTGTTCTACTTCTTTTAAAAGAGATTCATGTTTCTTTATTTCACTGTCTAGTAAAGACATTTCTTTTTTTAGTTTGTTCATCTTTTCAGAATTATCAAAGATGCCTTTGCCACTTTTTTCTTGAGTTAAATCAAGCAATCTATAAGATTTTTCTAGATTGCTTATTTGAGTACTTGTCTTTTGATAACCTTCATCAAGATTTTTAAATTTATCAGCTACAGTAACTGTAGTTTTACTAGCTTTCTCTAATTCTTGTGACAATTCTGAGTGCTTCAGTTTTAAATCTAATACATGAGATTTAAAATTTTCATATTCCTTGGAGTTCTCACCACATTTTTTGCCTATGTCTTCTAAAGTCTTTTCAGACTTCTTAATCTCATCATCTAATAGTTTCATGCTAGATTTATAAGATTCAATTTTTTTACTATTATCTTCTAAACTTTTACCACTTGATTTATTAGCATTTTCCCAAAGCTTATAACTTTTCTCTATATTAGATACTGCAGTATAAACTGACTTATCCATTATAGAACTTGCTTTTTCTGCACCTGTTTGTAGTTTATAAAAGCCCTGTATCGCTTTTGATACAGAGCTTTCAAATTTATCTAGTCTTAAATCTATACTTGAATATACACTTCCTAGATCAATGCCTATATTTCCTCACCTCCTATTTTGAGGTATAAAAAAAGAACCGCATAAGCGATTCTTTAGAAATTATTAATTTTATTTTTTAATTTAATGACCTGATGCTTTTAAATATGGCAATGCTGACTTGGCCTCTTCATTGTTTGGATTTAATTTTATAGCTTCCTCTAAAAGACTAATAGCTTTGTTTAAATCTTTTGTTTTATTTCCTGTGCCATACATATACATACGTGCTAACTGAGTTAAATCATTGCTAGTTAATTGTTTAATTAGTTTCTTATTTAAGTATATTTTCCACTTACCATTATCATTTACAACATACATTTTATGTTTTTGCTCCACTTCTTTATTTTCATAAAGATCTTTAACTTTTTCAGTTGCATTAAATTCTACAATATTTTTAAATTCTATATTTTCTAAACTACCTTTAAATTCATTAACTTTTTCAATTTTTGTCTCTTTTAACTCACATACTTCTTTTTCTGTATTTCTCCACTTTGTGAAATCTTCCTCTGTGAAATCTTTTTTACTTTGTTCGCATAGTGTTTCATAAGCTTCCTCTGATTTTCCGTCTTTTATACTTTGATAATAAGTATTTAATACTTCCTGTGGATCTTCTTTCGGAGCACAGCCTACCAATGCTATTAATGTAAAAGATAAAATAAGTACAAATAACAATGAAATTTTATTAAATATTTTCTTCATACAGTCCCCTCCAATATGTAAATATATATTAATTATATATTATATATTACAACTTTGGAATGGTTACCCTAATCATTACCCTAAAAGCATCTTTAATCCTGGATTATCTTTTCTATCTTTGTTTTTAATTTCAAATCGTGGTTTTTCTCCGTTCTCTATTCTATATATAAACTCTGTCATAACCTCATCAATGCAGTATGCCACATACTCATCTTTAATCTTTAATACCTCACTTGGTGTTTTATTATACATCTTTACCATTGTCATTAAACTTATCATTTTCTGGCTTTTTACGAAATGGTTCCAAAGTTCTTACCCCGTGTACTACAAAATTATATATTATTATTTTCTGCTCATCTGTCATTCCTATAGCTTCTTGAACTTCTTTAAATGTTGGCTCAACCATTGTTGTTTCACAAAATAGTTCAGCAAGTTCATTAACAGTTTTTAAACTATCTTCATCTTTTCCTCCTGGTCCTTTACCTTGAAATAGATCTATTACAGGCCCCATAAGTGGATTAGGTATCTTACCTTTAGCTGCTAAATCTAATAAATTAACTCTTTGTAATTTAACTGTAAATGTATCTTCTACATCCCATCCAGGTAATTCTACTTCTATATATTTTTTGGCCTTTAATTCCTCTATATTTGTTACTGCCATACTAATTCCTCCTAAAATTTTAATTTAAAAAGAGAGCCTACTATAGCTCTCGATTTTAAGGTTCTTGATTATCTGTAATATTGGATTCTTTTTTACCCTCTTCTGTGTCTTGTGGTAATGAATCAACAAATTCTATAGACTTTATAGGTAATTTAGCTTTAGTATTTTCTCTACATTTAACTTCAAACTCTGGTGAAAAGAAATCTTTTTTGAATCCCATTTTAAATGCTTTTCCAGTACATTTATTAAACGTTACTTTAGCATAATTCTTAATATCTTCGCCTTCATAATTTGCCACGAATATATCGGCTTTAAATGGTTTTATTTTAGAACCTTCACTAAGCATTGGTGTATCATATCCCACAATTTTAGTAGGGTCATCTTTATCATAACGAATTGTTCCACCTTCAATTAATGCTGCTACTGTTAATTCAAATGTTGTATTCTTCATTTTCAATTTATATCCATATAGCAAATCCGGAGTGCTAGCTGTAGCTAATATCTTTTGATCATCCCTTAGTTGTTTTTCCTGTCCTTGTGATATTTCAGGATCTGTTTCTATTTCACTATCACATTGAATATTAATTGGATTACCTCCATTCAATGGTAATCCCGTAAATTCATTTATTGGTGTCAAAATAACTTTCTTAACATTATATAAAATTTCTCCTGTTGTACTCATTAAATTACCTCCTTCGGTATTTTATATTTTAATCTTCTAAAATAAGCTTTCTTTTCATTTTCTATAAGCTCTGGTGTAATATCACCTGTAAATTCTAATTTTTCATTTAAGGGTTTCTGGGCCTTATTTAACATTTCATCAAGTACAGTTATATCTCCTAAAGGAGCGTATAAAAAAACATGAACAAACTGCCAACCACATTGACTGTTATTCATGCTTCCTAATTGATTTTCAAATTTTAGAACTATATAAGGCTCTATACATTCTCCCTCATGTTCACCTATTGCATAACAAGGATATAAAGGATCTATTAAATCAAACATTTCTTTTCTTGTCATTAAATCACTCCTGCTGATTGGATTATTTTCTTCCAACCTTCCATGAATTGTGGAGCAAACTCTTGTATAGCTCTTTCAAGTATTGCATATTTACCTTCATTGCATAATTCAAGATAGACTCCATAATCTACTTGATGGCTTAATGCAACCATTAATACATTGGTATTTGTCCATTTTACAGTGGCTGTTAAAAATAACCTTGCATGAGCTGTTCTGTCTGTCCATACTACATTTTCTTTAGCCCATTTTTCCATATTCATTGCTATATTTTGAGCATCTAGTACAAGAGCTGCTTTAAGCTTTGGAGTAAATTCCTTTAACTTTTCCATAGCTTCGTCTAATCCATGCATTTCTAGTTTACAACCATCAGCCATTCTTAATCACTTCCAAATCGCTATTATAGACATCCTTAATAATCATTCCTGGATAAGTTACTCTATATTTATAACCGTTAGCTTCAAAGTGATCTCCCTCTTTTATTTCTATACCTTCAGTTACTGCAAACATTGAGATACCTCTAGTTCTTTTAGCAATTCCAGCTTCTTTTACATTATCTAAAATCAAATTATGTTTGGTATCATCAAGAAATATGTCTAGCTTAGCTACTTTATCTGGTTTTTCTCTGCCACCTCTCATACCATTGCTTATTTTTACATTTCTCATAAGAATTATATGTGTTGGATTTTTAGCTATACTCCTCTTAGCTTTCAATTTTATCCTTTCTTCATTCATTGACCATCAACTCTTTTCAGTGATGTATTATAGTTGTATGCTTCTTTAGTTTTAAAGCTATTCGCTAGAGTGAGCCAGTAACTCCTATTAGATTCTGTCTTCAATGGCCCTAGATTAATTCCATCATCAGCCTGAGCTTTCATAATACAGCCTTGGTAGCTAGCCTTTTTAATATCACTATTATTATTTTTTAATAACATTTCAAGTTCTTCATCTGAGAAGTAAGGGAATTGCCTTTCTTGGAGATTAAACTTTAAAATATTTAAAGATGTATCCATACTTATTCACCTTCCTTAGCTGATTCTCCTATTTCTTCTTCATTTTCCTCTGGTAATTCTTCTAAAAGTTCAATATGTTCTTTTTCAACCATATCTAATGCATCTTCTATTCTAACTTTTAATTCATTACCTATCTTAAAACAACCTTTATCATATTTTAAGTTTACTAAAGCTTTAGCTTTTACTGTTCTTTTATTTGCCATATTAATCATCCTTTCTGTTTAAAATCTAAAAGAGTGGCTAAAATAGCCACCCTTAGTTAACTGTAGCAAAGAAACATTCGTCAGCTCTTTCAAATGAAGGCATACCTAATTGAGACACCTTTGTTTGAACTGTTACAGGATCATCTTTTTTCATTGTCATAATTGCTACACCTGTTCTTACTATTTCTACATTAGAACCTTGTGAGAACATCTTATCAGCTTCTTCTGGAGTTGTACCATAATAGGTTGCTCCTAATGTTCCTGTAGGTATTAATGTAAATTTGCCACTTGGAAAATAAGGCTCTTCTAATCCATCTTCTAATTTATAAGAACCACTTACTACTGCTAATGTTACACCTGTTTTCTTTTTAATATATTCCTTGATTTCATCATCTGAAGCTAAATAATTTGGATTTTGTGGCCATCCTGATTTAACTATATTTTTATTAGCTGTAATCCATCCAAATGTAGTTGCATCTAATACTGCCCTATCTACAATATAACCTTCGTTTTTCATTAATCTAGTCCATCTAATCATGTCTAAAACAGGATTTGAATTAATAGTATCTGACCATTTAGCAGTACCAGCTAATACTTCTTTATGTTTTTCAGAAACACCAAAATCAAATACAACATCTCCATCCTCGGAAACAATAGAAATTACTCCTGCATCAGAAAGTAATTGCATTCTCATTCTTTCCATCTGTATATCTCCACCGTCAACTAGATCCTTATAGTTATCAAATATTTTTGTTATTATCATATCAATGACATTTTTGTTTTGAGCCTGTGTAGCTAGTAATAAGTCTTGTCTATCTTTTTCATTAACAAGCACTGATTCTTTAAAAAATGGCATTTGTTTAGTAACTTCATCTACTTGTGCTTTTAATGCTCTAATTTTTACTGCTACATCAAAAGCAGATTGTTTTAATACAACTGGCTTTTTCTTTGCACCTTTAATATATTTTAATTCCATCCCTAATTGTTTTTTTCTAGGGAAAAGAGCCTCACCTATTACTACTTCTGGTGCAAGCTCTTTAATATAAGTTGCTATTTCTTTTACGTTTATAATATCTCTCCAATCCATTTACTCATTCCTCCTTCTAATTATAAAAACATAAGCATCTTCATAGCTGTTTTAGCTTCTGATGAAACAATTTCAGGTAATGTTGATTCTTTTATAAATCCAAAAATAGTTACTGGAACAGTCTCAGTACCATGTGAATATGTTAAATTTACATCCCTATAAACTAACCCAAAGGCCTTATCATTTGTAACTGTAGATCCATCAACTATTTTGCCATCTTTACTTATTACTGTACCTGCCTTAAGTATTCTTTTACCATCTGCTTCTTTCACATCAGCTTTTTTAACCTTTACCATTGCATTTTGAAATAATTCTCCTGCGAATTGTAATATTGTTTTGTTTTCGCCCATGTAGGACTGACTTCTTTCAATACTCATATCTTTTTACCTCCTATGAAAAAAATTTATTTTGTGCTTCTGTTACTTTTGTAGCTTCTGTTTTTTCCTTAGCTAAGCGAGCACCTAAACTTAACTTTCCTTCATCAGTATCAACTATAGAAGATGAATCCCCTCCTATATTTCCAGTACCTCCTGGAGTTTCTATTTCAAATAAATAAGCATCACTCTCTTTTAGAGACTTTACCTGTTCCTCTAGTCCTATGAAAGTATCATCAACAAGTTTTACTTTATCCATGTCCAAAAGAGCTCTTAATGCTTTAGGATTCTTAGCTTTATATTCTGCTATAGCTTTTTCAAACTTAGTATCAAAATTTAACTTATTCAACTTATCCTCATATTCTTTTGATGTATCTTTATTTTTTTCCTTAAGGTCCTCAATCTCTTTTGTCAAAGTTTCATTATCTTTAATCTTACCTTGAAGATCAGTTAATTGAGTATCTCTTTCCTTTAGCTGTTTTTTATACTCCTTAATAGAGTTATTTGCAGTAACCAATTCTTTTTTCTCTATATAGTTAGAACTGTCAACGAAATCAATGTCTTTGTATTTTTTTTGAATATCCTCTGGGATTTGTTTAAAACTTTCTCCTAATATTTCACTTAGTCTTGGCATTTCTATCATCCCCTCTTTAATTTTTCACAAAATAAAAAGACGTATTCTTACGCCTTACCGTTTATCTTATCCATTTCTTTTTTAAATTTCTTCTGAATATTATCTATATCTGTATCAGCTACTACAGTACTTGCGTCATTAGTTTCTTTAAATTTCTTCAAGATCCTTAATTCCATTTGTCTTTTTAATCTTCTGCACTTACCATTCATAACACATACTAAGTGTTTTTTATTACAATGAGGACATTCATAATATACTTCTGTATACATTGCTCCTAAGTATTTCTCTTTAAGTTTGTCTTGTGACATTTCAAATTCTCTTTTACAGTTATCACATATTACTTTCACTGATTTCACTTCCTTTATAATTTAGATTTAAGTTTACTAAAATTTTCTTTAAGCATATCTTGAATAAGGTTAAAATATGCTTCATTCACATTAGGAAAATACTTTTCTATTAATTCTATAGTTTCTTTATCCCCCTTTGTATATATTGTAGTTAGATTTGCAAATGTTTCTTCTTGTACTTTACCCTTGCTTTTATAGTACTTGGCAGTATGTCCTCCTGCTCCAGTTAAGCTTCCATTTGTAACTGCAACACATATATCTGATAATGCTTCATTCATTTCTCTATTTTCCATGATATATCTTTTTAAATCCTTGCATTCTTCATTATTTAGTAATTTAGTTAACACTTTTTTATCTTTTTTAGTTGCATCCTTCATATAGTAGTAACTAGAACTCATTGGTAAACTTTTTTGCATGTATTTATCAAAATCTCCTACTGAATCTGCAAAGAAAATAAAATCTTCACCATGACCGGTTTCATGAAATAATGTTCTGATATATCTATTCCCTAGCTCATTTCTTTTAGCTATCGTTTTATTTGGTCTTACCAAAGATATTCCACCAAAAATATGATAAGAACTATCACCCTCTGAATATTTTAATTTCTTCATTTGTTTTTCATGTAGCATTAATACTTCTTTATTACCATTTTTATAGTATTGATTTATTTCATTCGTAAATTCATTTATGTTTAGTTGCTTAGATACACTTTTAATTGTATTAGAGAACTTATTTTCTAATTTAACATTATATGATTTTATATAATCATTTTTAACAATTCCAAACTCTTGACCATAATTTTCTAACCATTTATCTAATTTAGGATTACTTCCTCCATTTATCCAATCTATAAGTTCATCTCTAGCTTTGTTTATATCAGCAACTTCTTGAGTAGGATAGCATAAACAATTAGGATGTCCAATAGGCAACTTATCTGATGGGTAAATACCTGCTCCTAAGTCATATATATCTTGAGTAGCATAAGTATCGCATATATCAGTCTTACCATTTATTCTAGTAAAATGACTTGGACTTAAATTCCACTTTAATCCTCTACAAAAAGGATTCATTTTTGAACCTTTAATATATGTTTCGGTATTAGCATGGGCTAAGGCTGTTCTAGATAATCTTTGTGCTTGATATGAAATATTTTTACTTATCTCAGCTTCTAAAGTTTTAGCTTCAACTCTTTTATATGGATTAATATATTTATCTAGTTCTTTAGCTAATTCTCTAGCATTAGCACCTTTGGCTGCATTAACTTTTATAAGGGTATCAATATCTTTGGCATTTTTATCTGTTATATTCCAAAGCCTTTGATCTAATGTTTTGCCATCTGAATAATAATTACCGCTTATAAGCTGTTTAGTAATATTAGAAGGTAACTCAGTAAACATCTTATTAAAAGTAGATTTTATATCTTCTTTAGGAATTATTCTATCAAAATAACTTGCCTGTACTGAACTTGCTATCTCTGAACTTGATTCTATACTTGTTTTTATAGATTTACTTAAATTATTTCTTAATTCTAGTACATATTTAGTAATAGAGTTATCTAACTCACTTAAATATCTAGCAGTTATTCCTCCTGATTTAGCTTTAGCCAATTTATAAGATATTTGTTTACTAGCTTCTTCATATATTGCTAATAACTCTTTTTCTTGTCTTTGAACTAATTTTAAAAATTCCTTTCTTCCTTCTAAAACCCTTCTTTGGTATTCATTCATTATGAATCACCATCAGAATTATTTAAATCCTCATTTACACCAGTTTGAAATTGATCCTGTTCTGCTGCATTGATTGTTGTTATATCTTCTATAACTTCATCAAAGTGTTCTTTATAATCCTCATTATCACTAAAATCCTTAATATAACTTCTATGACTTCTTACATTAGAATTAACTTCTTCTATTGCTAATCTCTTTTTGTCCTCTTCATCTTCAGGTATTGGGTAGTTTTTATTTAAAACTATAGAAAACAATAAATTATTCCATTGTTCATTCCAATTATCATAACATTTAAATTTACTACAAGCCTCGACTAATAATCTAAGCATACTTCTGATATTCGGTTCCCAATCATGCCACTTTTCTTCACTTCTTGCTATTAAATCATTGTAAATATACTTAATAGTTTTTGCTGAAGGTACTTCCTTAAGTCTATCATCAGTAGGTATACTTAATTTTTCATGCATACTTTTATCTAAAATATCAAGAAACATTTTAACTGGTTCAGCATTACTAAATGAACTTTCAACTCTTTGAGCTGAAGCTTGTTTCCCATCTATACTAACTAAAGCCATCAATGCATTAGGAGCTATTCTACAAGCATTCACTGTTTCCTCTGTTGCATCTATTACAGCCGTTTGTCCAAACATCAGAAATCTTAGAGCATCATTAAAGTCTGATAATCTTTGGTTATAACTATTTTGTAGCGATTTTAAATCTGTAATATCACTTTTACCATTTTTGTTCATTAAATCCTGTTCATTAATCATTATCCAGCAAGGTATCTTAGCTAATTTTGTATCTATAGTTTTTGTTTCTATAGGATTTTCTAAATCTAAATTGTTAAATGTTTCTATAGTTAATAAACATGTTTCTTCTAAGCTTTTTTTACTTCCCTTGCCCATTTTGTAAGTATATCTATTCCATAGCTCAGTAGTATCTGTTTTTTCTTTTAATCTAACAAATGTAACTGATAAAAGTTTTCTTGAGTCTTTTGGATCTAGCTCATAATTAAAATCATTTACATCATGGTAATATAATCTTATATTTTCTTCAGGATTGGCTTCCATTCTTAAAAGTACTCTTTTAGTTACGGTTGCTAATCTAAAAGCTTTCATTGTTTCACTCCAAAACTGGCTACCATTAAGAATATCATCTATAAATACTCTTAATTCTTCACATGTACTCTTATCTTTACTATCCCTTGGCTTAAATAATAAAACAGGCTCTTTTCCTAAAAAGAAACGCGCCTGCTTATGAATTAATGGTTTTATTTTATTATCTATAACTTGTGAAGGAATGTAATCCAAATCATCAGCATTTATCCAACTTTGACCTAATAGAATTTCATCTAACAAAGCTTTATCTTTATCAGTTACTGCACCATGATAAAAATAATAATTAGCCTTAATTTTTTCTAATTCCTTCTTTTGTTCATTGGTAAACTTTAATAAGGTTTGCTTTATATCTCCCATTAAAACACTTTTCCTCCTTTCTTTTTATATTGTTTAAGACTATTATTCTTAAGTCCTATACCTTTGTTGTATACTTCTTTGTTATAAGTAACAGTTCTATCATAGAATGTTAATACAACTGCATCAGCTCTATCTGGTGAAGTTAATCCTCTTTCTTTCATATCTTTCTTGCTTTCTAAAGCTATTTTCCCTCTACTTGTAATTCTATATTTTCTTGTAGATAGCTGGCTTATTAATTTTTCATCTTCTGGAAATTGTATTTTAGGTGTCTCATCTCGCATATAAGCTGAGAAGTTTTCTTCAAGTATGTCTTTAACCTCTCCCCAAGTACATGCTCCTAAGTTTTCAAAATGTTCATCATATGAAGCAGCACCATTGTTTACTGGAATAACTTCTATAGGTAGTTTTTGCTCCTTTACTACTTCTTTTAATCTATCTGTTACACCTCCACCTACTCCAGTATCATCTATTTTAGCTTTACACTTTTTTAATGAAGGAAATTTTTTCATATAGTCTTTAAATGTAGTAATTATGTAGCCTACTGTAGTCATTGTATCTTGCTTACTATAACAATTAAGTTTAAATACTTTATCACCTATTCTTGGAGCTATAACAGTTTCATCATCACCAAATCTAGATATATCCACACCCAAATGAAGAATATCATCTACTGGATCTAATATAAATTTAGTAGCAAGTTCGGCATATTCTAAAGATATAAAAGTATCAAGTTCGCCTTTAGGAAATTCACCTAAAACCCTTACCCTATAAACATCACTATCCTCGTGGTATTTCTCCTTAAGCATTTCAATGTTTTCTTTTGAAGTTCTGGGGCTGTCTAAACTACTAACTTTATGTGTTTTATAATGGGATCTATCTCTATTATGACTATCATAAAAAACTCCGCTTGTTTTATTTGGGTTTCCACACATTAAGAGTTTATTTTCTGCTCCTGATAAAGTACCAAGTATAGCTTCCATAATAGGATCAGCAACACCAGAAGCTTCATCAACTATAAAAAGCATATAATCTTCATGGAATCCTTGCATGTTTTCAGGCTTTGTTGCCGTTTTAGCAGTAGCAAACCATCTTTCTTCTTCGCCTATCATATATATTTTAGTCTTGGTCCATTTAAGAAAGTCTTTAACTTTGCTTTTGTTAAGCCATTTAGCGACCTCCGCCCAAAGTACATCATACAACTGTTGCATTGTTGGGGCTGTTGCCACTACTTTAGGGAATGGTCTACAACATAAAAACCAAATAATAATAGCAGCTTCAAGACCTGTCTTTCCTACTCCTTGTCCAGAACGAACACTTACTTTAGAACTATTAGCTATATCCATCATTACTTTGGATTGCCATTCGTCAGGATAAAACTCTAACATATCTTCAGCAAAAGCAACTGGATTATCCCAATAAATATCTAATAACTCAACAAATATATTAGAATCATCCATTTGAATTCACCCCAAATTGTTGTTTCTTTTCTCTACGTTTAGCAATCTCCTGAATAGCTGATTTCCAATCCTTAATACCAGCTTTAGATTTTTCTTTATCTAATCCTTCTAATTCTAAATAGTTTTTAACTAAACTTCTTAACTCTGATATAGCTCTACTCTGTGCATTTAAAAAAATAGCCTGTCTATCCCAAGCAAACTGAAATTCATATTCTTTTTTCTCAGAGTACCCACCTTCAAAGCTAGAATATTCCTCTTTTTTTAGTTCCTTTATCATTTCTTCTTTCTCTGTTACATGCATAATCTTTTGTGATCTTATTATCGCTGCATACTGTATCATCATTTGATCCCAAAGCATATCCAATGGAGTTTTTGTTTCTATCTCTTGAATAATATCTAAAGTTTCATCCGGTAAGTACTTACTAAAAAAGCCATGTTTCTCCGCATTCTTATTCTTTGCTGGAGCTCCATGACCTACTGCATTCTTATTATTTAAAGGTGCACCCTTTTTATTTTTGTGTGCACCCCTTTGTTTTTTCTCTTCTGACCAATTATATCTTTTTACCCAGGACTTAATTGTATTTAAACTAACTTTATATTTTTCAGCTAAATCTTTATATTTCATACCTTGCAAATAGTCTTTCTTAGCCTGGCCTTTAGTATCTGGTCCTCTTATATTCTCCATACCACCACCTCGTTGCTAGTTGCTTTGTTTGTTTTGTATATTAAAAAAGAGCCTAATTTCTATTAGACTCTTCTATTTCTGCATTTTGTAGTTCTTCTATTCCTTTATCTTTCAGATCAGATATTTTTTCTGTATTTTCACTTCTTTCATCATAAAAAACTTCAATGGCTTTTATATCCTTTGCCCTTAAAACAACCCATGCTGTATTATCTGAACTTAAATCATCTATTACTTTTATACTATCATCACATTGATTTTTATACTTTATATATTCACTTAACATAATATGAATATCGTCAAAATTATTAGCATGTTCATATTTTCTCATTCTTCCTTCATATATAACTTCGTCTGTTAAATGAACTCGCATAAATTCTCCATATTTTTTATCATCAATATCATCAAATATATTAGAATGTATTGTTAAATTTATTCTTGAAGATTTTAGAATTTTATTAAACTTATCACTCTTAATAAATAAACCAAGAATTATTCCACTAACAATAGATATAATGACAATAATGAATATACTATTTGTTTCATTTATCCATTTTTTAAAAACAAATTCAGTAATGCCTTTAATAATATAACTACATACTATATAATTAAAAAAATCAACTTTATCTCTTGATTGTTTTCTTTGAATAATAAAACTTATTATACATATAGTTATATATCCTGGAACAATATATATAATTAAACTAGGTAAATAATCAATAAGTTTTTTTATATTATCAATATTATCTATCATTATTTGTTTTCTCTTGATGAACTACTAGGTGGCTTAGGTCTTGGTCTTGTAGCTGGCTTTGTGGTTGTACAATTATCATTTATAGACTTTTTCCCAGGACCTCCACCTTTTACATTTCTGTTATTATTTTTACTGTTTAACATTGCATTCCCTCCTTTCAATGTAAACACTTCTACATTTTAGGAGGTTTTCCTTCTTTTTATAACATTTATATTTACAAAATAAAAAAGAGCCTTATTAAGCTCTTAATTACATTGTTCATCATATTCTACTTCTTTAAACTCTTTAAAAAGTTCCTTTATTTTTGGATCTCCAAACATTAAATATAGTTTATTTTCTATTATATTATCTTCATTAATGTTTAAAGCTTGTAATTCAACATTGTGTTTTTTTAACACATCTAAAATCCTTACTACTTCCTCTGTATCTCTAGAAAGTCTATTTATATGTTTGGTAATTACTTTATCTATTTTTCCAGATTTAACATCTTCCATTAACTGTTTTATTGCATCTCTTTTATTATCTAAATCTTTATAAAGTACGTATTCTCCATTTGTTTTATTTTCACATTCTTTTAGTTGCATTTCTGCTTGAGAATCTTTTAGAGTTCTAACATATATTCCTACCATAATATCACCTCATTATTTGTATACCAAATTATATCATAGATGTAATTTATTTTTATCTTGTTTTATATATAGCTATATAAACCCTAGTGGTTATGTATTCATACTATATTATATATAACATTTATTAAACATATAAAAAGACATCTAGTTCCCTAGATGCCTTTCGTAATTAAATTATTTATCGGATTATAACAGGCCAAAAACCATTTTCAAAACAACCCCTAGTATTAAGACTTACTTTATCTCCATTATATAACTTACCTATTATTTTTCCGTTCATAGATGGTGTTTCCCTTATATTTAAGTAACCAGAATCTAATGTAACTACATAATATTGACCATCCCACTCCAAAAATTCTTTACTAATATATACTCCTTTTCCACAGTAGCTTGTCTCTGCTTTAACTGGCGCTGCCATCATTCCAAATACACAGGTTAAAGCAATTAAAAATGTTCCTAATCTTTTTTTCATATAAATCCCTCCAAATAATAATTTATTGCTCATATTTATATTCGGCATTTTATGTTAAATACCTCTAATTTTGTATTTATTATGAAATTGCTAGATATATTTGTATTTAATACCAGAATATTAATAAAATAATTAATATTTTAATATTTCAATATCTAATATTTATTTAAAACTTATATAACAATACACTAATATAAATTTTTATATTTTAATCTAACTTTTTAATGTACTATAATACCATCTATATATATATTTCTATTCCTTTCCAAAATAAAATAACTAAACTACAAATTCCAAGTACAATTAATAAATCAGTTATAAACTTCTTCATTTGCTCCAACTCATTTGCTTAATAGCTCCACCCTTGCATCTCTTATAACTATCATGCCGCATCAATTCCATAACATCAGAAAAGGAGAGGTTTTCTTCTTTCTTACCTCTCCTAGACTTTTTCTTATTCTGTTTTCTATTTTTATTTAATTGCTTGTGTATTCCTGGTTGCTGTGTTTCTATTATTTTCCCTACCTTCAAGCCTCCCACCTCCCATATTACATCTAATATAAATATAATCCCCTGGACTTATCCAGGTATGTAAAAAGCACCTAACCTCTAGTAGGGAGCGAATCACCCACCTTATAGTTAAGTGCTTTTTGTACATATACACAATAGTTACTTTAAATTTATATTTGCCAGTTGAAAGAATCGAACTTTCTTTAAACCAACGCTGGCATAATTCTTTCTTATAGATTAACAATTATTCTCTTTATATAGACTTGCTTCAAGATTTCTTAAATATTTCGATATAGCTAACTGTTTCAATTTATCTTTTGGCATATCTGATACACAAACAACATTTATTGTTATTGTTTTATCGTTAACTATAATATCAATATTTTCTCTATGCATATAATCACCTCATTATATAAATAGGAGCGACCAGTTAAGGTCGCATTGCAGTTACCTTTTTTTAATTTGTACGATAAAACCCTTTTTCTATATTACTATTATAACATTCTTTGCCTCTTAATTTGTTGCGTTTTTGTTGCGATTTCGTTGCACGTTTTTGCCTAATATCTTTAATATCAGAATCTTCTTTAGTAGATTCATTTAATATATAATTTTTTAAGTTTCTTTATACTTTAATTACTTCATCAATTTCAAATTCTGTAGGTTTTAATATTTTAGCATTTCCCATTTTATCTATTTTCCTGACTAATTGTATACATGCTTGTACTTCTTTATCATATTTATTTGCCTTTTTTCTTTTAATAAAATAATTTCTTATTGATTTTTTTATATTCATAATATAATTATCCTTTCTATTATTTATTCTTTTCCTTTATAAAGTCTGTTGAATTTCGGAGTATTTTTGTGTTGTACTTTGAAGGTAATGCAATATGACTATTGAAAACGGAAATACAGATAATGACCTTTGAGAATTGAATAATACGATGTTGAATAATGAAATCATATCTCTTTAATATAAGTAACCTAATAGATTAAATTGAATTACATGATATAATTACCAGTAGATGATTCATAATGGTATTAAGCAGAGATGGAGGAATAATATATGTATTATGCAAAAATCGATAAGTTTGTCAGAGGATTGAATAAAGACAATATCGAAGATCTTAAACCACAACTTAGAAAATATGTAGGTCAATTAATGTTATCAATAAAAGATGAAGATAATAATCTATCTTTAGAGGATATAAATAGCATGCTAGATATTTTAATTATGAGAGAAGATTTCAAGAGGATTTGAAAAAGAAAATAGTAAATTTGGGTTACTAACAAATGAATTTATGAATGTCTATAAACAATTTACAAAAGAAATAGTTGAAAATAGTTATACATATGACGCTATAAGTTTAACTACCAGTGTTTTAAAGACATCAGGATGTACACATAGACTTGTGTTCCTTACAAATAAGTACAAAGGGTTACCAGAAGAAATGAGTAAATATATAAGAACAATAGAATATTTGGAAGATTTACAGTAACTAATTTATGAGCATTTAAATCAATATGTAAAAGAAGTTTCAAGAGAATATTTGCTTATTTTAGGATTCAATTATATAAAATGTGAATTAAAAGAAGATATTGAGGGAGTTGGGAAAACAATATTATCAACATTAAGAAATAAATCATTAGAAGAATTTAATAAAGAAGAACATATTAGTGAATTGAAGTCTGTGATTAATAGGGATTATATTATAGAATTGCAAAGAAGAATATATTCATGGAATGTTTTGGGTACATACAAAATAAATGTATTATAATTACTGCATAATGTTTAAATCAGATTTAATTATTCACCAAAAGCCCTCTATTGGTCCATTATCAACACATATGAAACGGGGGTATATTATAATTTCTCAAGGATAAAATATATACTGTTGTTATAGCTTAAAGAATGTATATAAGTTAAATATTATTGGGAATTTATGATGATTGGATTTTTCTATGAGGCAAATTTAGGAATGACTGAGAGTGAAACAAAACCTAATATTAATCATTTGAAGAAAGGAAATTTGTATGTGTAAAAAAAGGCAACTTAAAATTGAAAAAGTAAAATTGGAGGATCTTGAGCAGTATAATCAGTTGCTGCGATATGTCTTTCAAGTGACTCATAGAGATCTGCAAAATATAGGATGGGAAGAAAAGGAGATTATTCGTGCAAAATCACCGGTTTTGGAACAAGCGGACGTGTTGGGATGGTTTGATGGCGATAAACTAGTATCGCATGTATCAGTTTACCCCTTTCAGGTGCGCATATTCAATAAAACTTATGATATGGGAGGGCTTACCGGAGTTGGTACTTATCCAGAGTATTCCAACCAAGGCTTAATGCATAAGCTGCTGTATAAGGCGTTGGAAAACATGAGAAAACGAAATCAGTCCATATCATACCTGTACCCTTATTCCATACCTTACTACCGTAGAAAGGGATGGGAAATCATTTCAGATAAAATAACCTTTGAAATTAATGATTATCAACTGCCTAAGAATAAGCAGGTGCCTGGTGGAGTAGAGCGTGTTGATGTGGAAAGTGAACAGATAAAGAAAGCGTATGAGCGATTTGCCCTTCAAACCCATGGAGCTATGTTACGCAATGATTTAGCATGGAATGAATATTATCGGTGGGATTCGGATGATCTGATGGCCGCCGTTTATTACAATGATGAAAGGCAACCGAATGGCTATTTGCTTTACTGGATAGCGGATGATATCTTTCATATTAAGGATATGATCTTTGTCAATGAAGAGGCACGCAGCGGACTTTGGAATTTTATCAGTGCGCATTTTTCCATGATTTCAAAGGTCATAGGAAATACTTACACGGATGAACCTTTGGCATTTTTACTGGAGGATGGAGACATTGAGGAAACAATCTCTCCTTATTACATGGCCCGTATAGTGGACTTGGAGCAGTTTATTGCTCAATACCCCTTTAGGCCGGATACAGCAGATCGGGAATGGACTTTTATACTGGATGATCCACTTCTTTCATGGAATCAGGGAATCTTTACTCTTCGTATCACCTCTGAAGGAATAGGTGAAGTTATTCGTACGTCAAAACGTAGTAGCGACAAAATTGATATCCAAACAATGACTACTATGCTGTTAGGTTACAAACGACCAGATTATCTCCATAAGATCGGGCGCATTTCGTGTGGTCCTGAAACTATAGATATTCTGGAGGATGCAATCGAACAACAGACCCCTTATTTCTCGGACTATTTTTAAAAGAAATTATGAAAATTTGTTGTGATAATATTGACACCTTATTTTCTTTTTGAAAAGCTAAGTTTTTCATTTTATGGAAAGTCTGAGTCTATAAATAAACGAATTATTAATCAGCTGAGCTTAAACTTATTGAATTATAAGAAAATTGAAAGTAGCCAATAGTAGAATAAAAGACTTAGAAGAAAATAATAAGTGATTATGGAGAGCGGTAGTAGGTGCTATATAGGCGGAGCTATTGCTCTTTTTTTATAGATAATTAAGTGGTGGTATTTTATGAATAAACTACTAATTAAAATTACTAGTGTCAAATGGTTGGCAGCGGTAATAATGACTATTTTGTTTGCTATTATAGAAATTAAGAATACAATATCAAACAATGTTTTCTGGCTGTATGTTAGAAAATATTAAGCAGTTTAGCGCTCTATTATTATCACTGTGCATAAAACATGTGGGTTTAAAGTGATAGTGAATTAAGTCATGAAGTTATCTAATATTAGTAGGAAGTATAAAGCTACCGGCGATAAGACCATACTTAAATAGGTTAGAAATCCATTGAGCATCTTTATTATCAGTTTTCTCACCGCGAATAGTCTTAACATATTTAAGAGGTACAAGTATATAGTAAAGTTCATTTTAAATATTAGGATAAGCATTATTTGATTGCTTATTATGAGAATAGAATACACAATAATTTCACCTGGAGTAGTACAATTAACTACTCCAGCTATTTAATTTATATAAATTTAGATGTATCCCTTACTATTTTATCTTTTTTCCTCTTTACATTACTTTTATCTATACATAGCCTTTCTCCTATTCTTTCTAAGCTTAATTTTTCTTTGTACTTCATCTCTGCTATAAGTCTATATTCGGTTTCCATATTTCTAAATAAATAATTCATATCTGCATTTTGTCTTTGTATTTCTCTAATTCTTGCATGGTTTTTTAATATCTGTTTTCTTGTTTGTTTCCATTCTCTTTGCATTCTTTCTATTTCTTTTATAACCCCCTGCTCTGCTCTGCTCACCCCAGTATTAGATGTTTGAACTCTTTCTTCATATCTTATAGCCATTCCTAATTCTCCATCTATACTTACATTTGTATCTCTTATATCTTGTCTTAAACTCTCTTTTGTTTTTTCCAATTCTATGCATCTATTTTCTAACTTGTCTATTTCTTCTATATCTCTAAAATATCTATATAATCTACCTTCTGTCTTTGAATATAGTTTCTTGTCTAACATACTATTCCTCCTTTATATTCCATTCACATGGTACTGTCCCACAATTTGTTTTTAAACTACAACTATCCATATGAAGCTCCTGTACATCATATAATTTACACTGATCACAATGTTTACTTTTTTCACATTCTTTTTTAATTTCTTTTAAAGCATTTATTAATTCTTCTCTTTTCATTCTTAACCCTCCATAGTCTTATCATATTATTACACTAGTACAGCTAAGGTGTAGAAATGCTTAGTTTGATTCCTACACCTATTTAGTTTTAAAACTGTCTTTTCCAAACAACTTTTATACTCTTATATTTCTCTTTTAATGTTTCATACAACTCAGTTACCTGTAATCCTGTATTTTCTCCATTGCAAAACCAAACCCCATATTCACTATCTTTATTAGGCTTTCTATATCTTAACTGGAGCTTTTTATCATCACATTGTAAGTTAACATTACAATGTGTCATAAGCACTAAATAAACATTATCTCTTTTCGCCATTGTTCCCCCTCTTTCCATTAGTAAGTTAATCTTTGACCGCAGTTTGAACAATACTTCCAATTCACTGCTGATTTACAAACTGGGCATGCTTGACTTATTGTTTTTGTTCTTATAACCTTCTTAGGTACTTGTTTTTCTAATGTTGCTATAACTAATTCATCATAAGGACTTCCATAACCATTGAAATATTGTATAGCTTTTATCATTTCTTTATCTGTATTTTCTTTTCTTGCTTTTAACTCCCTATATTCTGCATCTGCTTTCTCTATTTCTTTTGCAAGTTCAGGATTCTTTTTAATAGCTTTTCTTATTTCTTTTTCTGTATCTATTTTATGAAATGGCATTATTCTTCACCTTCCTAAGATATTTTTTTATATTCGTATTTGATATTTTCCTCACTCAATTGTGCATAAACCTGTGTAGTTGATGGATTTTCATGCCCCATAATGTGTTGTAACACTGGAAGAGGCATTCCACTATTAATCTTACAAGTTGCAAAACTATGCCTGAACAAATGAGGATAAATAGACTTATCTATTTCAGCCCTCTTTGCTATCTTTTTAATTTCTCTTTGTATAGATCTTCCACCTAATCTACCATGAGGTCTTTTAGATGTAACAAATAATGCTTCGTTGTTATCTTCTCTAGTTAATAAATATTTTTTCAATAAAATTTTAGCTTTTGTACTAAAGTAAACTTTTCTTTCTTTGTTCCCTTTACCAATTACATTTAAAGACATCTCATGCCAGTTTATATCATCTTTATTTACTCCAACTACTTCTGATAATCTACACCCAGTACTTATTAGGAACTCTATTAAAGCTCTTTCCCTATCCGTTTTAGAAGCCTGCCTTAAAAGTTCTACTTCCTCTTCTGTCATAGCATGACGTAACCTCTTAGGTTCCTTGGTTTGTTTTAATTTTTTAGCTGGATTCTTAGGGATATATTCCTCATCATGTAGCCAAGCAAAGAAACTTTTTAATATAGAGATTTGTCCATTTACACTAGTTGCTTTCATGCTCTTGCATCTAACCGCTAAGAACATTCTAAGATCCATTGTATTTATAGCGGCTAGTGGTTTTCTTAAATAGTCTCCAAATATTATTAGGTTATATCTATAATTTTTTAATGTTTTTATACTTAAGCCATCCAGTTTCTTAGATGCTAAGTATATTCGTGGTTTTTCTTCTATATCGCCACTTACAAGTCCTGTCTCTTCTGGCAATATACTGTATCTATACAATACTTCCTCTACTATATTTCTAACTTTTAATTGATCTATATCTGGAATTTCTAAAGATAGCTTGCCCACTAATTTAATTACAACTTCTTCTTTACTGCTTGAACTGTACATATAAATACCTCCTTGTATATTGCCATTAAAGACATTTTTAAATTTTATTTATATCCTGGACCTTATTTACAATGTGTCTTAATATTTAAAAATATATCTTTTTACTTTTCCCTAGTGGGAATCTTCTATAGAAACATTTTCCTGTTCCCTCTTGATTTTTAATACTTTTAATAAGCTTCTTAGTTTCTTCTAATTGATTTTCACTACAATCTTTTCTAAAATAATCCTTACTATTTGTTCTAAATTCAACCCTATATTTATTCATTTCATATATCTCCATTTCTTTGAATTGCGACATTAGATAGCATATTTACATACTAAATTGTCATTGTAAATTTTAAGACTTTCTTTTATTCTTTCAATCTTCTTATGCCTTTTATATAAAAATGTTTCAAAGTCCATACTTTTAAAGAAACTAGGTTGATTACAATATGCTGCATAATCAATATAAAAATTTCTTTCAGTGCTATCCCAACAATTTATATCTATCATAAAGTAAGGCAAGCACTTGTTTTTTCTACACCATTCAACTCTATGAATTAATAATGATATATCCATGTCTTTATTTTGATAGATATAAAATTTAACTTTCCATTCCTTAGGAATATACTTTTTTATTATTTTCAATTGTTTTTCCAATAGTGGCTGATACTTAGGATCATCAAAAGCAAATATATATTCACCCATATAGTTCAATTCTGATAGTAACTTTGCATTATCTTCATTAATCAATCTAAAATCTAATCCCTGGTTAAATTCACATCTGATGTTATTCTCTATAAGATACTTAAACACTTCCATATGTTTGTCATAGGCTAATATATTGTTGTCTAAAAACTTAACTTTTTTATGTTTAATAATGGTTTCTAATGAGTTATAAACTTTTAATTTCCCCTCATATTTAGGCACTTTGCAAAAGAAACAATTTCTTATGCAACCTCTAGTAATAAAGCCATAGCTTGTATCTTCTTCTGGATAATAAAACGGTTCTGTATTTTCTATTTCTACTGGTAACTTTAAGTTTGGATCAACCGAACCTATTCCACCATAAACAATATTATTACAGCCAACTATTTTAAATCTATTTTGATTAATTTCAAAAATATTACTTGAATATACTTTGTCATAACCAGTCCCATCAACTATTTTCTTTTTTCTATTTGGATAACCATCAAGTTTTAAATCTATCATTTCCACTTCATTATTATCTTTAAAATAGTTATACATTCTTCTTATTGCAAGATTAAATTTAGAATCAACATTAACCAATAATATTTTCATTTCTTTCCTCCATCCCCGGAGGTGTGGCCACACTTTTTTATCTAGAATTACTCCAATTTTTTAATTTCAGTTAGTACACAATTAATTCAAATTACGTATTCTTAAGCTCTACACGCTCCCATGTAAGAAAGCTTCTATATGCTTCAAGTTCTAATCTCAAATTTCTCATAGCTTCTATACATACACTATAGTTAGTTTGTGCTATATCTCTATTTAATCTTAATTTTGCAATTTCTTCTTTACCTTTAGCTAAATCATTTATTAGTGTTGCTGGTTGTTTTTCAAGTTGCCTTAATCCTAAAATTTCTTTTCTTAATGCTATTTTATAGTCATGCTCTGCTGCAGCTTTCTTTACTCCTAGAGTTTTTAATTCTATATTTCCTCTAGTCAAAGCTTGCTGACATACTCCTATCTTTTGCATTATTTCTATTGGTGTCATATCTACACTTCCTTTAGTATCTTTAAATCTATATTTGGGTATCTAAGTTTAAATTGTTTGTAAGTTCTCTTCCATTGCTCTGATTCATATCCCTTTGTATCTTCTACTGTATAGGTCCCATCTTTATTTAATATTAAAAAGTCTGCACTGTATTTTATTGCTCTATTTTCTTCATTGCCTTCTTGTAAAATAAATTCTGGTTGTAATACAAATCCTACTATTTCCTTAGCGTAAAATAACAACTTTAATTGGCAGTACCTTTTAGCTTCTAATTGACTTCTGAAAAATACTCCATCTATCCAGATACCTTTATTTTTATATTTTTGTTTTTTCTGAGCTTTGGGTTTTTCTACTTTCTGACCTCTATTTTTTAGGTACTCCCGATACTGTTCCTCTGTCCACCTCAAATTTGACCTCTCCTTTTTAATCCTTTATAATTTTTCTTATAGGTTCTATCCAGGTTCTCCATTGCGTGCAACATATAATCCTGTTCTTTTCTTCTTTCCTTATTTCTCTTTCTTTGCTGAAGTAATATATAAGTTTTATTTGCTTTGCCTCTATTTGACATTTCAGCACCGCTCTTTTAATACAATTTACTGCCCATTAGCCTTCTTATAATATCCTCTGTTTTATAACCTTCCTTGTATAATAAAAATTTTCTACACATCTTTTTAACTTGTTTTCTATTAAGTTCTAGTATCTTAATTAGTTCATTTTTTGTATAATAATCTTGGATTAATTTATTTTTTAATTTAGCTTGGAGTTCTTTCTTATACTCCAGGTCTATTTTTTTACACATATGTGGGGAGTTTTTCCCCTTATGATGTTCTACACATAAATATTTAAAGTTTAAAAAGAAATCTAGTCCTCCTTGGCTTTTAAAAACAATATGGTGTTTCTCTGGATATAACCTACCGCACACCTCACAATGTTTATATTCTTCCAAATTTTCATCCCCTTTGTTTATAGGACAAGCAGTAAGTTTGTTTATTACTGCCTGTCCATGTTTGCTAAGATATTATATTAATGTTTTCTATTCCTTTTAATTCTTCTTCCAAATATGCTTTTATTCTTCTCATGGCTTCATTTCTCCAAGCCCCACCATCAGCTTCAAAAATAGCTGCTTTAGGTCCTTGTTGCATCCTAAATATAAATTTACTTAAAGGTTGTTCAATTTCTGGAAATGTTCTATATGGTGCTAATGTTACTGGATTAGGTACTACTGCTTGTCCTACGCTTGCTACACCAGTTTTTATTGTCACTGCTTGAGATACTCCATCATCACCTGTACTTTTTACTGCTTCATCTTTTATTAAGCCTGTATATTTTAATAGAACCTCTTTATCTCCTACATCTACAAATGAACTTTGAAGCATAATGTTAAATTCTTCTGTGCCTATGAATCTGTCATAATAAATATTATTTGGCAAAATAGCTACTGCTTTTATATACATTTCTCTTTCTCTATCCTCATTTAAGCGACTATATAGTCTTATATCATCATGTGATTTTACTTGTATTAATAATTCACTTTGTAATTTATCTGTATTTGTCTTTATATAATCTACTAATCCTATAAGTGTTGATACTGTTAATGTGTCTGCTAATGGTCCTGCAACCCTATCTAATCCTTTTGTTGAAAAAGTTCCTTGATCTAGTTGAATAATTGGGTCCCTTTTCTCTCCTAAATTTACTAAGTATTCTAAAGCTTCTTTATTTATCATTTTTCATTCCTCCAATTTTATTTTTATTATTTTACTAATTTGATTCCTTTAAGATCTACTTCTTTTTCTTCTGCAGTAGTTAGCACTTCGCCAGTTTCTTCATCAACTCTCATAGTGCTTTGTCCTGGAATTTGCTTCTTGTATTCACTAGCAAGTATTCCACCTTTGCCATCTGTACCAATTACAATCTTAGCTGCAAGTGGTTTCGTTGGAGCTAACTTAGGTTTTGCTACTATTGATACTTCTGTTAATTCTCTGTCCTCTCCACTAGCAAATGTCATATCTACAGTTAACTTTCTTTTTGTTTTATAATCTGTGTTTGGATCCGCAATGTTTTCTAACACCTCCTTTAAAGCCATATTGATTTTTTCTGCCAATGCTCCATCAGCAAAGGTTTCTAGATTAATCATCTTTTCCATAATATTGTTCTCCTTTCAGTATTAGTGTTTTATTATACTCATACACCATAGGTATAAATATGCCCTTAGTTAGCCTATACCTACAGTATTTAGTTATCTAAAATACTTTACCATGCTTATATGGTCTACTCCTATTCTTTTTCATTTTCTTTTTAATCTCTTTTTCAATATCAACTGTATCTCCTAGCGAAGTATCAGACGTTCTTAAAATTATATCTGCAAGCTCTTCACCATAATTTTCTTTATCATCTTTTCTTAATGCATTAACTGCTTCTGATACTTCACTCACTATAAGCATTAATCTTTGACACATAAATGCTCTTTTTACGGCTTTAATTTCCTCATCTTCAAATTCTTTTACACACATTTTAGTTATTATATTCTGTTCTTCTTCCCAAAACCCATGATCTATTGCATTTCTATGTGCATCATTTACCATTTCTTTAATTTTTAAATTCACATAATCTTCAATACTCACTATTTGCCTAACTCCTTTAAACAGATTTTACAAATATTTTTACCTTTGAAGTTTATAACCTCTTTAGCTTCTCCACAAAATATACACGCTGGTTCATATTTTTTTAGAATTATTTCTTCTCCTTCTGTGTAAATTTCTAATGGCGTTTCATTGTCCTTAATGTTTAAAGCCTTTCTAAGTTCCTTTGGTAAAACTATTCTTCCTAATGGATCTATCTTTCTTACTATTCCTGTATTTTTCATAATTACATCTCTCCCTTATTTTTATTTAATTCATATAACATTATTTCCTTAGCTACTACTCTTAGAGCCTTATCTAAATCCCCATGTTGTTATATAATTTTACTGCTTCATCTGCCCATAGATTGGCTCTTAGCTTTAAACTTTCTACTTCTTCCTGGTACTTGTCCAGTAGTTCCAAACTTTCTAGCAACGAATTCTTATAGTCCATACTTCTCTTTACATATTCCTTTAGAATAAATTTTAAAATTGTATTTTCTTCTTTAAATGTTTGTTTTTCTTCTGTTTCTTTGTTCACTATTTCCTTAACTAATACAGCTATCATGTTAAGCCTCCATTCTTCTATATTGCCAATTTAATTTGCCTTGCTTTATAAGCTCTTTTCTCTTCCAAGATATATTCCCTGTACTTCTTCCTAACTCCCAAGCTATCTCTTTATCTAACGCTCCATTCTTTTTCATTCTTATCACTGTATTTACTTCTTCATTAGTCCAAGGTATATTCACCTTTTTATTAGGTTTTAAACCTAATCTTTTTGATCTATGTCTAACACTACTTGAACTCCTATTTAAAATTTCTGCTATTTCTTTTATACTTTTTGAACTTTTCCATAAGTTTTTTAATTTTCTATCCTCTAATTCATTCCAAAATTGATGTTGTCTTTTAGGCTTTTCTTTGAAATCTTTTTTCCTTTCTATGTTTACCCAGCTAGGTTCTTTTCCTAATATGTTTCTTTCTAACTTAGAAAAATTAATTATTTCTTTATTATCCTCAGCCCATTTCCAAAAATCTTCTATTTTTATTCTCCAAAACTTTCTTGTGAATTTAATTGCCTTATATTGTGCTTTTAACCCCTTATTTTTTATCCATCTATTAACAATCACATGGCTATCTATTTTAAATATTTCTGCAAGTTCCGCTGCTGTTAACTCTCCTGTCGCTTCTAATGCACTAGAAAGTCCTAACCTACCAGCCTTAATCTCTATAGCATTTTCACTTCTACCAAGTTTTTTAGCTATTCTTTTAAGTGTTGTCTTTCCATAACGACTCTGTAAATATTCTTCTTCCTCTTCTGTCCAGATACTATTTCTTGTTTTTATGTTGTATTTTTTCATCAAGTATGATATTTTATTTTGGGTCATTCCTAATTTTTCTCCTACTTGTTTTTGCGTAAATCCCTTATTATATAATTTTTTTATTTTTTCTATAATCTCTTGATTCTGCATCTTTAAACCTCCTATTCCTGTGGCATTTGAAATACAAAGTCCCTAGTTGTTCTTTTCCCATTGTATATATCATCAAACTTATTTCCTTTAATTATCCTATCCTCTATCATATCTAATACTTCCAATGCTCTTTTTTCAGTTTCATATTCTCCTAAAAAATAATGAGACCCATACACACTTGATCCATCAACCTCTATATTTTCACAATGTGCTAAAACATCTTTTCCTTTACTTCTAATCCACATATTTTTATCCCCCATTCTTTAACTTAATAATTCTTTTAATATTTGTGTTTTCTCTTTAGCCTTTTCTACTCTTATGCTCTTTCCATCATTAAATACTGGAGTACACATTTCTAAGAGCCTATCATAAGTTCTTTTATGATATTTTTCTTTAAGTTCTACTAAAGAAATATTTGTAGTAACTATAATTGGTAATCCATTTCTGTACCTGCTATCCAAGATGTTGTATATTTTACTTTTGGCCCAATCTGTATCCTGCTCTGTTCCTAAATCATCTATAATCAATAAGTCTGCATTGCTCAAACTTTTTAATATAGTTTCTTCTCCTTCTTTACCCCATGTGTTATATGTTTCTTTGATTCTATTTAGTAAACCATCTATATTTACACATATAACAGGAATCATTTTATCTATTAGTTCATTTGCTATACATGCTGTTGTATGAGTTTTACCATTGCCAGGATCACCATGAATTAATAAACCTATTGATTCTTTTTTCATTTCAGAAAATTTTGTTGCATATTTAAAGCCTATATTGTACATTTTCTTAGTGCCTTTACTAAAATCCCAGTTATCAAATCTACTGCTCTTAAACTTTTCATCCATTAATGAATTTTTAATTATGCTTTTAACTCTCAATTGTCTCTCTTTATTTTCTTCTTCAATTTTTTTAGCCTCATGCTTTGCCTTTTTACATGAACACATTATGGGAACAATTCTTTCTGTACCTAGTAAATTAATTATTTTTTCTACTGGCTCACCACAATTATCACAAGTTTCTATTTTATATTCCGATACCTTCGGCTGTAAGTCTTTGCTGTTCATCAGTACTTGAGCTATTGTTTCCATCTTTTGAGTTTGCTCCTTTCTTTTTGATGTTTATATTATTCCAAATTTTTAATATTACTGGTTTACAATAGTTAAATGAACTTATCTTTTCACCTTTAAAACTTGGTTTATAATTTTTAAAAGCATCATCTATACCCTTTTTTATTACATCTACAGGCACTTTTTGTAATAATTCTTCCACTGTTTCAAATTCTTTAGGTTTAAAATTAATTGATACTATACCAGCTTTAGAACAATAATAATCTATAATTTTTTCTATGTTATTTTCTATATAAAGAAGATTATTATCTTCTTCTATATCTATATCTTCTTCTTTATCTTCTTCTTCTTCTGTTCCGTTACTTAACGTTTCATGTAACGTTACACTCCTTTTAACCTCGTTACTCCCACAAGTTTCCTCTTTAGCAGCTTCTAATAATTCTTTTTTCTTTGCTCTATGTTTAGCTACTCTTTTCTTAGTTTGTTCCCTTACTTTCTCCATACCTTCTATATTTTGATGCTTTGACCAGTTAGTAATCTTAATTAAATGATTTTCAGCTAATTCTATCATTCCAAAATCATTCAATGTTTTTAAAGCTAACCTTACTGAATTTAATGGCCTATTAAAAATAGTTGAAAGCATTTCTTCTGTATATGGAACATTCTCATTTAAAAAAATGTATCCATTTGCATTTGTTTTTCCTGCTTGAACTAAAAGCCTTATCCAAATATAATGAATTGTATCTCTTTCCGGCATGGCATCTATTAATTTTATTTTTTCATCATCAAACATATTGGTTGTTATTTTTATCCATTTAACTTCTGCCATTGTATCAGCCCTTTCTTTTGTTTTATCTATAAATAAAGTAAGACATTACTACAAAACTCCCAAACATTATTGCTGTTGCTATAAGTAAAATTACATTAGCCCAAAACTTAAATCTATATTCTTTTAAAATGGATTTTTTAGCTACATTTAAAGCCTTTTTATCCTCTCCTATATTTCTTTCTAGCATTAAATCTATGTGATATAAAACTTCTCTTCTTTTCATTTTGCTATCCCCCAATGTATATTTTTTCTATTCTGTCATATACTAAATATTGAAATAGTGTGTTTGCACGTTGTATAATGGGGACAAGAGCTTTGCAGTGCTCTTATCCAGTTTTTATAGAAACATTTAAATGAATGGGTGCTTTGCAGAGCACCTATTTCCTTTCATCTTCCATAGTTTCAAATACAACTTCATCACTATCGCTGTCATATTTTACACTACTTATAAAGTATTCTGGATTATCAGCATCATATATTGCATATCCATTTTTATTTAGTACAGCCAGTTGTGCATTTATACTTTGTATTAAAGTTTTAAAAGAATTATCCAAACCATAACCTCCTTCCTAAAATGGAACTACTAAGTCATAATGATTTATTTCATCTATAAGGCTTTCCACTTCATTTTTTATGTTCTCTATCTTTTCTTCTTCAGCATATTTTAGGATCCAATTTAAACGATACACTAATGCTTCTTTATCGCTTTTATCCATAACTATACCTCCTGGTCTTGTAAGAATGGTGGTAAATCTTCTTCTTTTGTTTCTGGTATGTCTTCTTTTTTACTTAATCCTTTATCTACCTAATATTTTGCAAGCTTTTTGTATTACCTGGTCTTTAGCATTTTTCATAAGCCAATCTATATAATCTGGTGTTTCTCTCATTATTTCCCCTAAGGTTTTTCCTTTATTTTTACCAAAGTTTATTTTAATGTTCCCAGCACTATTTTCATCAATATTTTGTACATGCTCTTGTTGTAAAAACTCTTGCATTTCCTCTAGGTCCTGCGTAAATACATCACTTAAGCTTGCAACTTGTAATACAGCATCTATAAATGCTCTTTTCTTAGCCATTTTTAAAATTGTATTTACTAAATCAGCTATATGTGGGTTTGGTATCTTATACTTTATAGTTCCATATCTTGTTGTTACTTTTTCTACTGTGCTAGGATCTATCCCATCTGGTACTGTATCAACACTTATATATCTATATTTCTTTTCCATACTGTTACAGTTACCAACACCTTGACTTACTGGATTGCCATTTCTGTATAGAGTACATTTAATGTTATAGGCGAAGAATCCATCTTTATAATCCTCTGTTCTTTCTAAAACCTCATACTCAGGATTAAGTCCAAACATCATACATATTTTTTCTCCACCTGGTTTCAAAAGTGTTGGTTTACTCCCTGCTCCTGCTACTACTCCAAAATCATGACCATCTTTTAAATTTTTTTGAATTACTGCTTGAAATGTTGCTATCTTTTGCATAGTTCCCTGTATAGTTGCTATATCTACACTATCTATAAGGCTAGTAACTTGATTGTTTTTAACTATTTCCAATTGATTATTATCCATAATTATTCCTCCTATCTAATTCTTAAGCTCTCTGTTTGTTTTATAGTTGCTCCTGGAACTTCCTTACCTTCTTTAAGTGCAACTAATATATATTTTTTAACTAATTTCTTCTCAATTTCAAAATACTCTTCCGGTATGCTTTCTTCTTCTGTTATCTCAACTCTAGGGGTATTTTTCTGTATACCTAATGTAAATACCTTACCCTTTATTTTTGTAATGCCTGTGGCTCTCATAGAATTTTCAGCATACTCTTTTAAATTTACTATTTTATTTTCTAAAGCCTTTCTTCTATCTGCTAACCTCTTCTCTTCTTCTTTCAAACCTTTTGCATCCACTTCTATAGATTTAATTACTTTAGCTACATTTTCTAGTTTTATATCCATTTCCTCATGTATTTGATTTAAACTTTCTTCTAGCACTTCTTTTTGTACTTCTGGATTATCTACTAAATCTAAAAGATTGTTATAATTTTGAGTTAGCTCATATAATTTGGCCATTACAATTCCTCCTAATTATTTATTTTGGTACTATTTACAATGTTCTAGCATATACATAGACTAGAGAAGTATATGCATTTTTGCTGTAGTAAAATTTTTTAAAAAGACTTTTCAGCCTTACTTATCTATAGTTATTCTTTTTCTAGGCCTTCTATAATTTTTTCTATAACCTCTGGAGGATACATCTCGGATAAAATCTTGGCATAAGCAGCACAAGCCTTTTTTTCTACTTCTTCTATTGTTGTATCTTCTGGAATTTTAATAGTTACTTTTTTAATTTCTGCGCCCTTTCTTGCCAAGTTGTGTTCCTCCTTTCTTTACTTATTTGTTAATAAATCTAAGCACTGTTTCCATACACCTATTTTCTAAAGTTTTTATAGTATCTTCTAATAACTTTTTAGTAAATATTGCTGTAATATCTATTCCTCTAAACTCTTCTTCTATAAGCTCTAATATTTTATCTATTGTTTCTTCTCTTTTTTCTTGTGTAATAGCTAGCTTTATATCTTCCATACTATTACCTCCTAAAGGCTTTTTTACATTTTTGTCGAATATTAACAAGTGAAAGGTGGTGAATATTATGAGTAATAATTGTGTCTCAGATCATGCCGCTTATTATCCTTCTATAACTCAGAAGTATCACGACTTAACCATGATGTACTTAGAAAAAAACTTTAAGTTTTCTAAATCTAGTCCTAGTGACTTAATAAAAGAATATATGAAAGTTTATGAAGATCTTAGATCTACTTATAAAAAATTAAAAACTAAATAATTTTGTAAGTTCTTTAGCTGAATCAATACTCATCCTCTCCAAAATCGAAAGTATTGATTTGGCTTTTCTTATTCATTTTTTTTAATTCTTAATTTTCATCTTTCTTACCCTACTATTTAGTACAAGCTACTTCATTTTCAGCTTGTTTTTGTATAAACTTATTTATAAAATATATCTGGCCTTTTCCTGTAATTTTTGGGGTCTTACTTATACTTATATGCCCATCTGAATGTGTAATGGATGTTTCCTTAACTTCAAATAATCCTAGATCCATACTGTACTGAGTTGGCATATTATAATCTGTACCTTTTCTTTTAATTAAGTATCCATTTTCCCTTAACCATACAAATAATCTTTTACCACCTATATCTACACCATTTTGTTTAATTAATTTTGCTAGATCTCCTACTAGGATCGATGTGTGTGCAACTGATACTGCATCTGCAAATAATACTTTTGGCTTTTGCTTTTTTAGCTGCTGCTTTTGTTCTTCATTCTCTAGTTTTAAATTTTGTACATTTCTATTAGCAATTTCTAAAGCTCTTTTCATTATCATTTCAGGACTATTCCATGCTTTTTCTACCGCTATAAAATATTGTCTTGCTTGCTTTCCTTTTTCATTTCTTTGTATCATTGCTAACTCTTTCGCCATATCTAATTTGATGCCGTGATCTGTATAAGTAGTTTCATTACCTTGAGCTGTTAGTCTTTTTTGACTAATAGTTGCAAAGTCCTGATTTTCAATAAAACCATATTCTTTCATTCTCTCAAACCACTTTGTATATTGAGTTCTTATTTCTAAAAACTCATGAATTTTTCTGCCACTTATTATTACTTCACCATTTTTATTTGATTGTAATGGTATAAGCTGTTGGTTTTTAAAAATCTGTAAGTTACTCACCCTACATCCTCCGTTTCCCTATTTAATTTTTTTAGAAGTGCACAAACTAGTACTAAGCTGTATTAGATAAAGTTTTATTTATGTTAACTTTTTTTCTAAAAAAAATTTCATCTACACTTTTACTAAAATAATCTGCTATTTTTTTAGCTTCTGTAAGAGTAAATTCTCTTTTGCCAAGTTCTTTTCTATTATAAGTTTGTACTGAGGTATCAATTAATTTAGCCATATCTTCTTGTGTTAAATTATTTTGTGCTCTTAATCCTTTGAGCATTTGAGTACTAATCACGTAATCACCTCCCTTGTTCTGTTCGTGTTAACTTTATATTCTTATTATAATTAACACAAACGAAACTGTCAATATATATTTTAAACTTTTTAATAAAAATTATACCTTTGTTGTTAACTTTGTTTCTATTAGTGTTAATTTGTTTTAAAATTGTAGTAATGAAAGAGGTGTTTAAATATGTCTTCTACATTTGGCAAAAGATTTAAAATGCTAAGATTAGAAAAAAATTTAAAGCAACAAGAACTAATAGACGACTTTAATAAAAAATATCATTATGGATTTACTAAATCTGCTGTCTCTCAATATGAAAATGATAAAAGAATACCAGAAATAGAAGCCTTAAATGCTTTCGCTAATTATTTCAATGTATCAGTAGATTTTTTATTAGGAAGATCAGACATTAAAAATATAGATAATAAAAAAGACACATCAATAAACAAAGAAGAGGCTGAAACACTTGCAGAAGAGTTTTTAGATCTGTTGATAAAACATAAAAAAATTAAAACAACAGAAGATTTAACTCCTCAAAATATATTAAAGCTTCTAAATGAAATATTTGATGAAATAGATAAAGAAAAATAAAAGAAGGAAAAATTAATATCCTTCTTTTATTTTTAAATATTGTAAGGAATTATATTCTATAATTGTATATTATTAATCCTCGCAAAGGAGCTGTTATATTTGAATAATAGTGAATTTATAGACATTATATCAAACGATAAAAAATATAGTACTATGAAAGAAAATTTAGAATCTCTAAAAGACAAAATTCATTCTCCTGAATCACTAAGTTTTGAAAAAATTGAACCTTGTGAAAATGCTTTGAAGTTAGCATCTGAAATATATGAGTACTCTAGAACTAAGGGATATGATTCTTTATACGAGAGATTTTTCAATTCTAACATTGATGAGCTTGAATTGAATAATATCAAAAAAATATTAGAACATACTAAAATTTATGCTTTATATGAATCTGCATGTTCTCTAGAAAAAGGGAATTTATCTGAACTTGCTCTGGAAAAATATTTTGAAATATTAACTAATTATATTCCTGAAGGCTCCATCTACTATGAAAGACCAGCCATATTATTAGAAAAACTTAAACGCTATGATGAATCTATAAAAGTATGTGATTTGGCAATAAAGAATCAACAAGAAAATAGCTTACATTTTCCTAAGAAAGATTTTGAATATAGAAAAAATAGGCTAGTAAGAAAATTAAATAAAAATTGTCAAACAACTAATAAAATTGAAAATAAAAAACAAGAGGTTCTTAAAGATATTAAAGTTGTTCCTCAAGATAACAACCTAAAAAGTCATGAAAATATAAAATTTCCTGATTGGTATGTAAGTATATCTTTTGGAAAATCAACTTCTAAAAACTTTCCTCAAGCTGTAGCATTAGCTAAAATGGCTCCCCAGTATATAGAAAATGAAATTGAAGGCAAAATACTTCACCAAGCAGTTTATTCACATAATTCTAATGAATATTTACAATTCATTAAATTATATGAGCTTGTAAGTAAGTGGAAATCCTGTTTTGTAATTATAAATGGACAAGTTATTGATCGTAAAATAATTGGTGGACTCAATTATTGCTATGGAGACAAATGTCGTTCTGGGAATCCTGATTTTTGTTATGGGGCTAGTTATATGACTGGCAACCCATTTGGTTGTCATAGAATTCAAATAAGTAGATATAATAATCCATGGTGGAATTTTGGAATATTTGATACATCTGGTATATGGCATGTGGACAAAGAAACTATTCTTAAGAGAATAATTCAATATTCTCAGCCCTATAAGTTATGTCCTTGTTTTTCATTAGACAAAATAAAAGAAGTATTAACTCAATTGCCAGACACTATAAACCCGCAAACTAATGAAGCTTGGCAAAGAATAGGTGATAGTACTTCGCCAACCTCAGATACTATATCTAACCCTCCCTCTATAACTTATGGGATTAAAGTTAATATAGAACCTAAATATACTAGCAAAGAAAATGATTTAATAACTTATGATTCTTCTCCTAATACTAGCGATAATGCAGATATAACTTATAGTTATGATTCTGATACTAATGATACGGACATAACTTCTCATTCTTCTTTTGATACTAATGATGGTACAGACGTAACTTGTAGTTCTGTTTCTGATACTAATGTTGGTAGAAATAACAAATCAGGTTGCTTAACTACTACTATAATAATCATTATTATAATATTATTTCTAAAACTTATACTATAGGACAATATTATATGCCCTATAGTTTCTTTTTTAACTCTATATATTTATGCAATTCAAATAATTTATCTTTATTAATTTTATTAAAAATTTTAACAATATCTTTTTTTATATCAGCATATTCTTTTGTACTTTTTATAGTTTCTGCCTTAACCATTTTAATTCCCCCTATATCCCTTATGGGCTAATTTTATAATTATCACTTTTGTTTTATCTTTACACGAACATGTGTTCTGATTTGATAATAAACCTTTTGAAAATTGTTTTCAAGTGCTTGTACAATAAATATTATAAACCTAAAAGTTAGCTCCGCTCGAGCTAGTTTTATATAAGAATTTACATAGTTGGACAAACTATAAAATTATGGTATTAATTTTATAGTGCATTTAAATAGCTCTATAAGTAATAATAAAAATAGTTGTTAATTGGGAAAGGAGAACTATGGAACATAAGATAAACGTCGAAAATTACAGAAAGAAAAATTTTATAAGTCAAAATAAACTTGCTAAAAGAATAGGTATTAGTCAAAGTTACTTATCCGCTGTAGAAAGAGAATTAAAAAGCCCAACTGTAAGAATGCTATATCGTATTGCAAAAGAATTAGATGTTTGTCCTCGACTACTTATACGTTGTACAATAGAATGTAGTAAATGTAATAAGAGATGGAAATGTGTTTGTGAGGAGGAATACTAATGAAGGCAGCAATATATAGTAGAAAAAGTAAATTTACTGGTAAAGGTGAATCTATTGAAAATCAAGTTCAAATGTGTATAGAGCATGCAAAAACTGTTGGAATAACAGAATATGAAATATATGAAGATGAGGGTTTTTCTGGTGGTAATACAGAGAGACCTAAATTTCAAAAAATGTTACTAGATGCAAAGGCTAAAAAATTTGATGTACTAATATGTTATAGGCTTGATAGAATAAGTAGGAACATAGCAGACTTCTCTAACCTTATAAATGAGCTTCAGAACCTTTCTATTGGATTTATGAGTATTAGAGAACAGTTTGATACATCTACACCTATGGGACGTGCTATGATGTATATAGCCTCTGTATTTGCGCAGCTTGAAAGAGAGACAATTGCAGAGCGTGTAAGAGACAATATGTTAGAACTAGCTAAAACTGGTCGTTGGCTAGGCGGTAATCCTCCAATTGGATTCAACAGTGAAAGAATAATTTACTTAGATGAAAACTTTAAAGAAAGAAGCTTAGTACAACTTACTCCCGTAGAAGGAGAATTAGAATTTATAAAATTCATTTATGATAAATATGAAGAATTAGGATCTATACATAAGCTTAGAAAATACTTTCTTCAAAATAACATTAAAACTCAAAATGGAAATGATTATAGCATGAGGGTTTTAGCTGATATTTTAAGAAATCCTATTTACGTTAAGGCTGATAGGAAAGTATTAGACTATTTGGAATCTAAGGAAATAAATGTAGTCGGTAAAGGTAATAATAAAAATGGAATATTAGTTTACAATAAGAAGGATAAAAGAGGTAAACAAAAAGATAAATCAGAATGGATAGCTGCTATTAGTAATCATGAAGGTATAATAGATGCTACTAGATGGCTAGCTATACAAAAGACTTTAGACCAAAATGGTTTTAAAAAAGCTATGGGCACTTCTAAAGTTGCCTTACTAACAGGATTAATTAGATGTAAAAAGTGTGGTTCTCCTATGAGAATTACATATGGCCGTACTAATAAAGCTGGAGAGAAAAAGCACTATTATGCTTGCGATATGAAATTCGCTTCTGGCGGGACTAGATGTGAGAACAAAAATCTTAATGGTGCTAAAGCTGAACAAACTATAATAAATAAAATTAAAGAACTAACAAAAAATAAAGGTATGTTAGTTCAAGAATTTAAAAAAACACAGAATGAACTTAAAACTTCATCTAACAAAAGCGAAATTGAGATTTTAAGCAAAAAAATAACTGATAATGAAAGCTCTATTCAGAACTTGGTTAAACAGTTATCTAAGAATGAAACCAGTATAGCTTCTAAATATATTATAGAAGAAATCGAAAAAATCAGTAAAGAAACTGAAGAATTAAAATCTAAGTTAAAAGAACTTAACGATAAAAATAAAGATGCTGAAATGACGGAAGTAGATTTAGAATTAATAATTAATAATCTTACTAAATTTAGTGATTTGATGGATAATGCTGATAACAATCAAAAAAAATATTTAATATCGTCTATAGTAGATTCTATCTATTGGGATGCTGATACTGGCGAATTAGAAATAATTTTCTTTGGTAAGCGTAAAAAAAAATAAAAAAAGGCCTGGAAACTGCTGGTGAAATGTCGCAATTCTGTTTCACGAGCAGTCGGACCACTAATCAAAATTAATCCATTAGGCTTTTTAAGCATTTTTTCTATATTTTTTCTATCTTCTTTTAAAAATCCTAAAGATTTTAAATCTGCTATTTTTTCATTTTTATATAGTATTCTTATCACTAATTTTTCACCGTATACTGTGGGCAATGTAGATACTCTAAAGTCATTATTTTCTCTATAATTGTTTTGTATTTTACCATCCTGGGGAATATTTTTTTCTGCTATGTTCATATAACTCATTATTTTTATACGAGTGCAAATAGAAGTGTAAATTTTTTTGGATATTTTTTTGAATTCTATTAAAATGCCATCTATTCTAAATCTTATTAAAGCAAAATCTTTGAATGGTTCTATATGTATATCACTAGCCTTTCTCCAAACAGCCTCTTCTATTATAGAATCTGTTAACTTTATTATAGGGCCTTCTAAATTTTTTTCTTTATTTTCTTCATAGGATATAGTTTTTTCTTCCTTTATTCCTTTAACATTATATTTTCCTTCATAGTTTGTATAAAATCTCTTTATAGCCCCTAAAATATCTTCTTTATTACAAAGAACTATTTTTATATTTTTACCCGTAATAAAGGATATTTTATATAAAGCATCTTCTTTTAAGTAATTTGAAGATGCTATATACAATTGTTCGCCAATTATTTTTAAGGGTAATATATTATATTTCCTGCAAATATGCTCTGGCAGCAATTTTAGCAGAGAAGATTCTATTTTTAAAGTACTAAAGTCTATATTTTCACACTGCTTTCCACCTTTTAATTCTTCAGAGTTTTGTACAGTTTCCTTTAAATCTAAATAATTCATAGAAAAGCTCATATTTAATTCTCTCCTATATTAAAATTTGAAAATTTATCTATATTATAGACACATATATAAAAAGTAAACACTTTATTTTATATATTGACTATGTTTTAAAATAATAGCAATAATACTTTCTGTATTATCAATTTTAGCTAAATTGCTTATTTCATCAAAAGCTCTTTTACGTCTTACCATAGAATTAGTATTAAAAAATAAAAAGCTATAGATAACCAGCAC